GTATCCCCAAATTCAGATGTTGAATATGATACCACCTATACTTCTGGTGCTACTTTAAATAACCGTGGGCTTCCTCCAGGACATACAGCAACTTATATATGGACTGGTAGTAAACCAAGCTGGGGTACTTTAAGTTCAACCACTGGTAATGTTACGGCAACCTCAAACTCGGGCTCATCAAGTAGATCAACTTCTGTTAGTATGGAAATCCTATATAATGGGTCTGCTATTGGGGTAAGTGCTTCTACTACTGTTACTCAAAAGAGCCAAGGTAAAGTATCAGTAACTTTAAGTATATCACTGAATATTTATGGAGGTGGCTCAATTAATGCTAGTAGAGCTGTAAATGATAGTCTAAATGTTGGGTGGACCCAACATGATGACATGGGAAATGGAGCTGATAACTTTGTTAATCTATCAGTGGGACAAAGCTCAGTTAGTATTATGAGTATGAACTCAAGTTGGCCAAGCTACAGTATAATCCAAGTTAATATGCAAAGTAGTCCACCTTGGGTTAGTGGTAACTGGTCTTACTATTGGTAATAAATTTTTAACTAAAACTCAACTATCATGACAAAAGAAAATCTTTGGCAAGTAATTATCGGTATGTTAGTTACTGCAATCTTTGGAGTACTTCTTCCAATGAAATGGGCTGCTATATTTCCGGCTTTTTTAGTAGCAATTATCTGGGCTGGTATCAAACAGACTTCAGGTAAAAAATATCCTAACAAAGATGGAGAAATGGTTGAACCAAAATTTTGGAAAGACTTTGTTCCAGTAATGGCTGGGGCATTGGTAATATATTTAGTAGTTGTAATACTTTAAACTCTCTAGAATATGCCTATTTTTAGGGATATAAGTAGTTTCACAACCCTTACTAATGACCAGATAAAAGAAAAGGTAGCTTCAGGGTGGAAACCATATACACAGGTATCTACTACTGAAAAGATTGATTTATATGACTTCTTAAGTTTAGTAGATCTTTCGGCTATCTATAAAGCTATTGAAGAGGTTAAAACGGAGATAGAAGAGGATATCCAACCAAAATTGGACAATCTTCAAACTCAAATCACTTCTAATGATACTGATATCACCAATTTAAATAACAACAAGAAAAATAAACAAACTTTTTCTTCGGGTGATACAGTAACTTCAATATCTGGTGGTCAAACTATAGAGGTAACTGGAACTGCTAAAGTAACCTGTAATGTAAATGCAACTACTTTTACAGAGTTGCAAGATACTGCCTATTTAATGGCTCTTGGTGTTACTGAAGTGGAATTCACTTCTAATAATGGAGCCCTATTTATTAACTATCAAAATACTCAATTACCAACTGGAGGTACTAAATGTTATAAATTGGTACGATCTACTCAAGGTAATCAAGTAAATATCTATATAGATGTTGATTCCTATATACCAGTTGGTGGAGCTTATAAAATCGTGATTTCAGCTAACAAGGGAACTTCAAGAGATAATCCGTTATCTGCTGGTCAGGATACTGCTACAATAACTGCAGAACTTGTAACCGGAGATATTCCATCAGGACTTAAGCCAACTTTAAGTATTACTGGAGAAGGTTTTAGTTTAGATCCAGAAACTGGGGTTGTAACAGTAGCTAGTAGAGGAACTACTGCTGGGGGTATAAGATCAGCTACAGTAACTGCAAGTTATGAAGACTTGGAACCAAAATCCATAACTTTATACCAAGCAGAGAATAAGATCACTGGCTATAGTGGTGATTTACAATGGAATGGACCAGCTACTTATCCAACTATAAACGGCTCAACTGGTGGAACTTCTTCTCCACAATTCCCTGGTGGTCAAGTAGTATTTACCAGAGATGGGGTGTATTCTTCTGGGTCAACTGGGGAAGTAACAGTTCCCACTCAATCAGTTACTCAGATTTATGGTGAAGATAGTGGAGATGGCAGTTACTTTGAAGTAAGTAGCAATGGTACAGTAACCGCTAAAGTTAATGATTCATTTACTCAAAGTAGAAGTATAGTAGTAGGGTATGCTGCTACTCATGAGGGTTCAAGAATAGATCATGATTATACAGTTACTCTATCCCCAGCTCAGAAATCTGGTATCACAATCTCATTGTATGTAAATGCTGGACAAGGTACTCACACTCTTACCATGGATGGGAATAATCCAAACAGAGTAGAAGTAGGTTACCATACATATAATCAATATAATGTAGATCAGGACAATACATCTTGGATGCACACTTTTGAACAGGGGATGGGACCAAGTGAATATCATGGTACTAATCCAGTGTCTCAGGATGCTGGAACTATTGATTATTTAAATATTGGTGGTATCCTGTATGAGCAATCTCCAGTTGAAACTCCAAATGCTACATACTATTTTAGTTAAATAAAATGGCTAGAAAAGTCAATGTAACTCTCCCTAACCTATCCGACCTTCAATTTCAAATAAAGTTGGAAGGTGATTGGGTAAGAGTGGGGCAGTTAATTGATAATCTAGCCCCGGATATTCAAAAAGCATACGATACTGCTACAAGTAAGTTTGCAAGAGCTTTATTAAGAATTGTAAAGACTTCTATTGCAACTGGTTCTCCTCCTAAAGGTTCAGGTGTATATTGGGAACCTCTCTCTGATGCTACACTGAGAAAATATGGTGATCACCCTACTTATTATTTAACCGGGTTATATCATAGATCAGTGGGATTATTCAAGTATAAGTCAAGAACATTAATAGGATTACCAATAGGTAAGAAAAGGTCCTCACAAGGGGGTTTAACACTAAACCAACTTGCTTTAATCCTTGAATATGGTACTGGGGGTAAAGGAGGAGGAAAAAGTAGAGGGACAATACCACCTCGTCCCTTGTGGGGACCTTCTTTAGAATCTATTGGTGGTAAAGAAAAACTAAGAGCTTCAATATTAACTGAACTCCGTAGAAGATTTGGTAAATACGGAATAAAACCTAATCAAGTAAAATGGTAAGTTCACAAGAGGTAATTGAAAGATCAATATATTCATCTATTCTGGGGGTTACTATTGGACTTGGTTATACAGTTAACCCAGATGATTATTTACCTATAAATCAAGAAAACTCTGCAAGGTTTAAAGCTGATATAGCTAAACTAAAAAAATATGTGGGTATATTTGGTGCAGGTAACAACCAATCTAAGGGTAAGAAAATAACCCCAAGGATAGATATAAATCCAAGAGGATTTTATCCAGGAGCTATAGGTTTACCAAGAGAGCTTATAGAAAAAGAATCTGGTATAGGTTATACTGCAACTGAGATGCCTTATGAAACCATAGATCAATATATAGATATACACTTAGTATCAAATTCTCAGGAAGATATAAGATTACTCCATAGTATATTATTCTATTCAGTTCCCCAAAGGGGCTATATTAAGCCCTATACAGAAGAAAGATTTTTATTCTCTGGTAATATCTTTATTGAATTGGTAAACTTCTTTGATACCCCTAATTTGGATATGGGTATTATAGAAAAGATTTACCAATTCCAAGTATTTGATACCATAACTTATGAAAAACCAGTAGAGGGAGACCTTACACCAATCACAGATATTACTCTTCTATTGGAAGGTGAAGGTTATGAAGATAGTGTACAAATAAGTAAAAATAATCCTTAACATTTAAAACAAATAGAGTTATGCCTAACACTCCAAGAGTACAGTTCAATTTTGAGAACAACAATGTACAAAACAGTACTCCACTTCTGGGAGTATCACATGTAGTTGCTCGTACTACTAAGGGCCCATTTAATTCCCCAGACAAGGTATTCAATACCTATTCTGCTTTTCAAGAAGTGTATGGAGAAGAGATAGTTCCTGATGGTACGGTATCTAATATTCAGAAAGCTTTTGAACTCGGTTCAAAGTTACGTATTTCACGAGTAGCTGGAGCTAATGCTACTTTAGGTAGTGCTAATATCTATACTCCAGGTGGAGAACCAGTAAAAGGTGGAGAAGCAATTATTATTTTTACTTTAGTAGACCCAACCGATAAAGCTAATACTATAGCTATGAAGGTTGGTATTAAAACTAAAGAAGCTGGTAGTCCAATCTTAGATGCAACAGGATATAATCTCAACCGAGATTTCTATCTACGAGTATCTAAAGGTAATGGTCCAACCAATAGAATCACCTTAACCCAGTTTAAAACCTTTACTGGTACTAATAATGATCAGGTAGCTGCAGAGAATGTTTTAGCCTCTAACTTACTGTTCTCTGGTGCTAACTATACTGCAGAGGGTCCAAATCCGACTGCCTTTGTAGAACCACAGGTATTACAGGACTTTGTAAACAATGTACCCAATATTCAGTTAACTTTTGTAGAAGCAGATGCTACTGATGAAACAATAGCTTCTCGTATTAAAACTATAGAAGATGTAATTGCTACCTTCCGTAATTACTCTAACTGGTATGGTACTGTAAAGGTAGGAGAAGCAGAAGTAGCAGCTAACCCACTTTACATGGTTATCAATGAGGGTACCAGTGGAAGTGATCCAGATGTTCAGGGTTGGATTAATGGGTTTGAAGCTATCAATGCTTATAATGATGGCTACCAGTTAATACTTTCTCATATTCATCAGCATCTTCCTAATGATTATACGGAAGCTTTAGCTACTGTAGCTGATGTAGTTAAGAGTCAGTATGAAATTGTTCTATACGTAGAAGTTCCTAAAGAAGATTCTACTGGAAATATACAAACCCCAGATAATATCATTGCAGCTTTAAAAACTTTAGAAGCTACAGTTGGTTATGCTAAAAATATAGCTTATTTTGGTGGTGGTATCAAATACTACAATGAAAACGGTGCTCTCCAGAATTGTGATGTATTGGGTACTGTATTAGGATTGGGAGATGCTTCTGCTTCTAATTATGGTCCATATATGTCATTTGCAGGTATGAACCGAGGAATAGTAAATGATGCTCTTGGTCCAGTAACTGAAAATTTAGGAGCACCCGCTAAGATAGATAAGCTTCAGGAATTAGCTGAATGGTTCTGCAATATCTTTGTAGTAAAAGATACTCCCAACCAGGGTAAACGTACTATGCTTTGGCATAACTTTACTTCAAGTCCAAAATCTGATTCAGAAAAATTCCTTTCTATTGTACGGTTAAATCTTTATCTTAAAAAGAGTTTACGCCCCATTCTAGAAAGTTATTTGGAAGAACCCAATAACTGGACTACTTGGAAAAAGATTTACTACCAAGGTAAGGGAATCCTGGATGATTTAATAGATGTAGCTATTACAGAATATACCTGGATGGGTGATCAATTTGCTAATTCCTATGAGGATCTCCAGGTTAATAACGAAGCTGATGTTCGTCAGGGTAAATACCGTTTAGTAATCAAATACAAAGATATTGTTCCCTTACAGGAAGTTACAGTGGATATCGTAATCGATGCTGCTTCTCAGTCTATTGATCTGGAAACTCAGATTCAGAATCTCTAATAACAATTAAAAACAAAGAATATGCCAGCAAAAGTAAAAAATCCTCGGAAGAAATTCCTATTCAGTGTTATATTCATAACCCACCCAATTAATCCATATTTGGTTCAGAATGTTACTCTTCCAGAAATTAGTATAGAAGAAGTTGCTCATGGTGATATTAATCGGGATGTAAAAACCGGTGGACGTATTTCAGTGGGTACTTTAACTTTACAAAAACTGGAAACTACTTCTGGTTCTGATACTTGGATGTGGGACTGGTTAATGTCAGTTCAGGATCTTCTCCTGGGTGGTGGTTTAGTTCCAAGCCAATATTGGGAAACCTGTACTATTAATGAATTGGCTGAGGATGGTGTATCAGTACTCAATAGTTGGGTATGTACAGAAGTTTGGCCAATACGTGTAAATGGTCAGGAATTAGATCGTATGAGTTCCGACAACACTCTGGAAGAAATAGAGTTCTCGGTAGGTACTATAGAAAAGTTATAAACTATTGTAAAGGGAGAGCTCAGAAATGGACTCTCCCTTTGTTCTTTTAAACCAACTCAACAAAAAGGTTAAAACATGGAAAATGATTTTTTAAATGCACGTAAATTTGAATTTACAGTGCCATCTGGTTACAAATATGTAATCAGGGAACAGAATGGGGCAGATGATGATATATTATCTAACCCAGTAGAAGCTAGAACATTACGTAATATTTCTAGATTCATTGCTGCTATTGTAGTTTCTACTGACTACACCCAGAATGGGAAATTAACAGTAGATGATGCTCATCAACTTCCGGTATTGGATAAGTACTGTATAATGTTTAATTCTCGTATGTTCTCTATGGGGGAAACAGTAGAATTTGAACATGACTGGGGTGATGGTGGTGGAGCTATTTTATATGCCCAGGATCTCAAAGAATTTCTTTTTGATTATGGGGTTCCCCCTACAGAAGAGGAATTACTAGAAAAGCCTCTAGCTATCCCCTATTATCCGAATGGCAAGAAGGTAAAGGATATAGAATTCACTACCAGTTATTCAAATAAATTTAAATTTGATGTTCTTACTGGAGAGGGTGAATCTTACATTGCTAACTTACCCGATGATAAGAGAACCAAGAATCAAGAATTGGTAGCTCGCAATCTCCATTTAGAAGTTGATGGGAAATGGGAAAAGGTAACTAACTTCAGAATGTTCTCAGTAAAGGAAATGGCTGAGATACGAAAAGAAGTATATTCTTGTGATCCGGACTTCTCAGGTAATACAGAAGTTGAAAATCCAAGAACTGGAGAAAAGGGTTCAGTAAACCTCTTAGCTATAAAGGGTTTTTTCTATCCGGGGGAGATGTAGATGAAGATTTCATATATCTTCACCATGCAAAGATTCGGATAGATTATATAACTTTAGCTCAACTCCCAATCAGACACCGTCTCAAATTACTTGAGGCGGCTTCTGAGTATTATAAATCTTTGGAAGCTATAAATAAGAAACGATAATATGCCTGCATATACAAGTGGTAGCCTCACTGGTAGTAACCTTGAAATAGGTATAGCTCTAGTACTACAGGATAGATTTTCTAACCAAGCTAGAGAAGCTTCATCTCAGATCAAAAGACTGCATAATGAAGCAAAAATGGCAGTCACTGCCAACTTACAATCAGCTAAAAGTATGGCTGATACAGTTATGGGGTGGTCTGGAAGAGCTTTGGGTGGTATCTCTTCTATGCTTCAAGAAGGAGCAGGGTTTGTAGATACTATGACCACTGTAAAAGCAATCACTGCTGCTACAGATACTCAAATGAAAGGTTTATCCGAGACAGCCCAGTCATTAGGTATTGCTACTATGTTTGATTCTAAAGAAATCGCATCTGGTATGCAATACTTAGCTATGGCTGGTAATACTGCTGAAGAAATTCAACAGATGATTGAGGGTGCTGCTTATGTTGCAGGTGCTACTAATATGGCATTAGGTGGTAAAGGAGGTACTGCTGACTTAATCACCAATGTTATGTCAACCTTCCAGATAGAAGCTGCTGGAGCTGCCACAGTTGGTGACCAATTAGCAAAAGCAGCTTTATCTTCAAATATGTCCATGATTGATTTGGCAGAAGCAGTTAAATATGCTGGAGCAGACATGGTCAACTTAAAGAGGAGCTTACCAGAAGTGGCTGCATTAGCTGGAGTTCTGGGTAATGCTGGTATCCAGGGATCAATGGCAGGTACTGCTATGTCTAACATGGCTAGATACCTGAATAAATCCCTGGTCCAGCCCTCTTATAAAGGAGGTAAAGCATTAGCTACATTAGGATTATCAATAAAAGATTTTACTGATTCCAATGGTGATCTTATAGACCTCTCAGCTGCTATAGGTAAGATAGTTGGTGGTATGAAAGGTTTATCTTCTATGGAAGTAGCTCAAGTATTTAATGATATATTTGGAGTTCGTGGTAACCGAGCTGCTGCTGCTCTTGCAAGAAGTTTACCAGAGTATGAAAGTCTTTTAAATAAGATCCTGTATAAGTCAGATGGTTATGCTAAGTCTATAGTTGAACAGAGAATGGAAACTATAGCCGGTGGTATAGATCAGATGAAGTCAGCACTTGAAAACTTAAGAACTACCTTTACTACAGCTATAGCTCCAGTAGTTACACCTATATTTAAAGGCATAGCTAGAATCTTTGAAGGTATACGTAATATATTTGCTTTACCAGGTATAGGTAAAGCTATTGCTTCATTTGTTACATTTGGTACAACCATAATATTTATTACTGCTGCTGTAACTAAGTTAAAAGCTGCTTGGAAACTTTTAACCATGGATTCTCAAGTATCATTCCTAAACATGATACGAGTTATCAAAGGAGGATGGGGAGAAGCTACTTGGAGTTTACAAAGGTATATGGCTCTTGAACAAGCAGCTAATGCCACAAGAAAAGGTGGTCTAGCAGGTATCAATCCTAAGATGTCCAAAGCTGAATGGGCCATGATGAATGGTATGCCAGTTGGAGGTATATATCTTGGAGGAGATGGAAGATATCGTTGGGCCAAGGGTAATCAAGCAGGTAAAAGAGCTGGGACTTTTGCAGCAGCTGGAGATGTTGCATCTGCTGTTGGTAGTAAAGGAAAAGGAGCAGCTATGGCAGCTGGTGGTGGATTCTTTGCTGGTTTATTTGGTAAGGGTGCTGCTAAGACTGCTGCATCAGGGGCAGCTAGAGTTGGGTTTGGGGCTTTTGCTGGTAGAGGAATACTTGCAGTCGGAGGTAGATTAGTAGGATTACTTGGTGGACCAATAGGAGTTGGTATATCCATATTAACTTTATTATTACCATCTTTAATCAGTGCTATTGGAGGAAATAAGGATGCTACAGATGCTAACACTGAAGCTGCAAATAAAGTAGCCAATCAATATGGGAATTTAGTAGAAAGAAACAAAGCTAACAAATTCCCAGGAGAGGATCAGATCCTTACTCAGATGTACAATGCTATGCAGTATTGGGCAGAACAAATAAGACATATAAAACCCACTGCTGTAATCAATCTCAATGTCGATGGTAAACCAACTATAAAGGAAACCTTCGAAGATATGCAGGGAGAAACCAACCTAACTTTGGGAATGAAATAATATGGCAAGTATAATAGGAAAAGCGGTTGGAGCTGTTGCTAGTGTAGTAACAGAACTAGAACAAGGGAGAATATTTACTTCTCCCTTAAATAAGCTCTGGAGGGCTAAAATTTTATTAAATAGAGCTACTTCTCCAATGCCTAAGGATGAAGCTAAATCTTCATATAAAGTAAATGATGCTCTCAATCAACACTATGCTAGAGCAAGTTCTTATTCAGTAGCTCAAAAGGGATCACCATGGGTTACAGCTAGAAAACAGGTATTATCAGGATTAGGTGAAAAAGATAGGTATATACAGGGAACTGATTATACCCAATCCAATAGGAATATCCTTCAAGATAAAACTAACAAGGTAAACCAAATCAATAATCAAATCCAGATAATCAATAAACATACTTCTCCACCTACAATTATAACTATTCAGAATAGACCAAATGAATTAAATGTTAATCCCCAGTCTGCTTGGGTAGCTGTAAAATCAATGGGTAGGAATAACCCATTTATGATGTATACTGGTGGAGAAGATACAATTAGTTTTGATGTATCATGGTATGTGAGTGATCCCAATAATCGTAAGGAAGTAATCACTAAATGTAATCTTTTAAAGTCCTGGACTAAGGCAGATGGTTATGTCGCTGCTCCTCCTACTTTGAATATTCTCTGGGGTACTTCCGGATTATTTGACAATGATACTTTTATTTTGGAGTCAGCTCCTTTTGTTCTAACCCATTTTCAAAATGCTTCTAGAATGTTGGGTAGGTATAACCATACAGAAAATGGTGAAAGAGTATCAAGTGGAGAAGGGGAAGATAGTACATTAACTGATCTTCACCTATATCCTAACTATGCTACACAGACTCTTACTTTTAAAAGGGTATCTGCTACAAATCAAAGGAGAGTAGAAATAGTTTCCCCCGAGGATTTGGCTATTACTAGAGGAATAGAAGCTCCTGCTCCCTTAGAAACCTTTAATGCTTAAAATTGAATCACTATGAACCCCTATTCTGGAGGATATATTATAGATTTTGGTGATGGGGATATGATCCTGGAAAAACCAAGAACAGTAAATACTACCCCATTAAATAAAACCCATACTGTTTTGGAAGGAGAAACATTACAAAACATAGCTTTCAGATATTATGGGGATTCGGGGTATTGGACAATAATAGCTGAAGCTAACAATCTGTTCTTTCCTTTAAGAGAGTTAGAAGATGGTATGGAAATTATAATACCTTAATATCATGGCTAATTCAGTATCTACATTAAAACCAGATAGTGATGCTACCCTGTATGAAGGAATGGGTGTTCCATATCTGGCTATCTTTGATGGTGGACAAGAAGCTATAATAGATCCAGTATCTAAATTACCAATAGGAGTATATGTAGTATCATTTGAATATACTTATGAAGAAGGTAAAGAAGACAAAGGAAGGTTTATTATAGTTACCAATAATACTAATCTCATTTCTCTCAAAGAGTTTAACTATATGATGCCACTCCACTTACAGTGGGGATGGATTTATCCAGATGCTACTTCAAAATCTGGACCACTGAAAAAAGTACTTATAACTGGGCATGATGTACATTTTACCCCAGAGGGAACTAGAATTACTATAGAATTTTCTGATTGCAGCATCTTGTTAAAGAATATGCAACCAAATTTTGCTGGTCAAGCTAAGGGATTTGATAAGTATGTAACTTCAGTCCTCAATGGTATACCAGTGGGAATAACCTTCATAGATTATGATATCACAAGAGAAGTTAGAGAACAAGTAGTTGCAAAAAGAGTAATACCAAGTGGACAGGTAGTTGGGAATAGCACTCCAGGACCATATTATCAATCCTATTATAATGATTTTGGTAAGGGTCCAGGACAAGCTGTATACCCCTATACTCAGGATGGATTTATTCCACAGGTATATTATACTTCTCAAGTACCTTATATGTCTGACCCAGATCAAGTAGGGGTTAAGATATTAGAAGCTACTCCAGAAAATCAACAGTTAACTAAAGATTTACCCAATGATTATAAGCTTATTGATATAATACAACATAAAGCTACAAATGTATTATTATTGGGTACACCCAGAAATAGGTTTCAGCAAGTACAACAGTTAGCTAATAGGTTAAAGAAAGGTCCTTATTATATAAATGGTTCTGGTGGTAAATTGACTGTTGAGAATCAGAGATTAAATAGACCGGTATCTAAGACCTATACTTATGCTGGGGGAAATGGTGAATTATTAGAATTTACTGTAAAATCTAAGTTCACCAAAACTTCAGTAGAAATAGGTAAGACTTCAGATATTGACCCAAATGATAAAAAAGCTAAAACCACTACTACTCAAATAGGTATAGATCAAAATTCTGAATCTGCTGATTTATACATGCATTGGTGGAGTTCATGGGGCAATCCAGCTAATCCAACAACTGGTTTTGATAACAGATATCCATATAGTTTACAACCACAGGATAGATATTCAAATTATCCAGTGATCAAGGATGATGGGAAATTCACTCCTAATTTAGTAGAACAAAAGAAAATCAACAATCTAGAAAAAACTACTTCCCAAGTACCAATAGAAGCTGATGATTTACCTATTTACAATAGCAGGGAAGATGCTTTAGTAGCAACAGCTGCTAATGTTAAACTTAGTAAGGAAGAATATAAAGCTTTTATTGATAATCTCAAACAGGAATTTGAAAAGAAGACCAAAAATCCAAAGAGTGGAGAGGAAACTGCAGAAGCAGTATCTTTCATGAATACTCTTTCTAACTACACGGTCACTAGAAAAGTAACTATAAAAAAGAAAGTAAACCCCATAGATTATGATCCATTAAAAGCTACTAATAATGTTGGTTCTACCTATAATCAAAACACTGCTTATGGTGTATATGGTCAGGACTTACCAAGAATACAGTGGCAACGTGGATATGATTATTTAAAGAATCAAAAGGGTATAACTATCTTAGAAACCAATATAGAGGTTAATAAACATATCCCGGAAAAAAATACAGTAACTCTGTTAGAAGAAATTGAATTAGAAATACCAATTAATGGTGCTAGAACTTTAGCTTCTGATTATACTGAGTATGCTGATTTATTTATGGGGAATGATATAGAAGAAGTAGTAAGAAATCAACTTACTGCTACTGCTGTATTTGTAGGTGACCCTTTCTTGGAAAAATCCCAAAACCTGGAAATACAAAATATCTCAGATAAGTATTCAGGAGTATGGTATATTAAATCAGTTACTCACCAATTTGATACTGGCTCTGGTTATTTATGTAATGTTAAGTTTATTAAAAAAGACACGGTAGTTTCAAAAAACGTTATTAAAGCAAGTATGGCAATGATGAATGCCATGGCTAATATAAATAAAGTCGCTAAAGAAGTTTATGATAGTACTGGGCAAGATAGGACTTCTATTTTACAAGAAGCTCTAGAAGAGTATGCAAACCAGCACCCAGGATATTCCATATTAGCTAAATATAATGATCAAACTAATACTGTGGATATTTATAAAGCTGAACAAGATTTTAATATAATGACTAAGAACCCAAGTACCAAAACTGATACTAAAACTCTTCAAGAAAAAGGTACTCTTGTTGGTTCTATTGATTTAAATCAGAATAAACAATGACCATAGGTGAAATGATTCAAAGATATGGAGTAGAATTTACAGGTAGATTCTATTCTGTATATAAAGGGGTAGTTACAAATAACCAAGACCCAGACTTCACTGGTCAATTAACCATAACATTACCCTCAGTTCTAGAGGGGGTAGAAGTAGTAGCTAGACCGAGAGGAAACCTTGGTGGGATGAAATATGGAGCTAAAGCTTTTACCCCCAGAGTGGGGGAAATAGTTTGGGTAGAATTTGAAATGGGAGATCCCATGAGACCAGTATGGTCACCATTTGGTTGGGCTATTGGAGAAGTTCCCGAAGAGTTTCAGGATAATGGTACCATAGGTATCATAACTCCAAATGGTAACAAAGTTTACTTAAAAGAAGATGGTGATTTATTGAAAGTCCATATAAAACAGAAAGTAGAGATAGAGATCGAAGATGGTACTCAGATTTATATGGATAAAGATAAAGTGGAAGTAAATGGAGGTGCTAACAAACAGGTAATGAATATAGAATATTTCAAAACCTTTGTAGAAGCTGTTCAAAAAGATTTACTTGTAGTAATGTCAGGTCAGAATGTATCTCAATGGATGGCCACTGATTTACCTAAATTACCAGATGATAAATTCACTCATTAATGGCAGACATAGGTATAACCTCAGATCAGATAATAGAAGCTAAGTGCTCACCTTATCTAGAAACTATAGAATCAGAAGAAGAGAAACAAGCATTTCTCCAGAGGATGAAAGATGCAGCTAAAACTTTTATCCAAAATTTTATCAATAAGATTAATGCTATACTTGATTCTATAACAGAGACTTGTAATAAAATTATATCTTCTGCTTCTACCTGGGCAGCTCAAATAGTTGCTATAGCTACTCCAGACCCTACTGCACCAAAAGCTGGTGCTGCTTCTCTGGTTAGTTTAAAAAACAGTGTAGAAATGGCAAAATCTAACCTATCTATAGCTAATGCTCAAATGGCAGAAGTAAACGAATTTGTATCATTAGCTGGAGTGGGAGTTCCACCTATAGTAGAAACTACTACTTCATTACTAAGTTCTGCTGATTCTGCTCTACAAGCAATCCCTATTTAAAACTATATAAGCTATGAATCTAAAACAACTCAACACTATTGGTTCAGGTGCTTACTTCCCAATACAGCTAGAAGAAGTAAAAGATGAAAATGGTAATGTAGAGATGGCTCTACAACCAGATGGAACTCAAGTACCAAAAGTACGATGGGGGATGTTATATGGGGATGTAAGATTGATAAAACAAAATTTGATAGCTATACTCACTTTCCAAATAGGTCAAAGATTTCGTCAAGAATACTTTGGTTGTAGAATATGGGAATGTATAGAAGAACCCAATACTCAAGCTCTAGAATACCTCTTAAGAGATTTTATTAGAGATGGTATAGAGAATTGGGAACCCAGAATACAAAAGATATCAGTAGAATCAGAAAGATCCTATGATAAAATCCATATAACTATCAAATTTCAAATCAACAACTCTAAAAGGGTTGAAGATCTTAACTTTGAATATAATCCAGTAAACAATATAATCAATGCCTACTAGCAATAATTGGTTGAATCCTTTCCAAAGGTCTTTCAATGATATTAAGTCTACTCTGATATCTAAGCTAAGAGCTAGAGTACCAGAAATGTCAGATTATAGTGAAGGAAATATATTTATTCTTATTATATCAATATTCTCAGCTATAGCAGAAGTTATACATTTCTATATTGATAACATGGCAAGAGAAGCTTTCTTACCAACTGCTAGAAGGTATTCCTCTTTATATAAACATGCTAAGTTAGTGGATTACCATATAAAAGCTGGTATCCCTGCTTCAGTAAACTTAACTATATATAGAGGAAATGGTTCACCAATTACTGAGAATATAACTATCCCAGTAAATACTGAATTTCAATCTAAAGATGGTAAGACTTGGTTATCTTCCAAAACTATAGTATGGGATGCTACTCAAAACCCCTACTCAGTTAAGGTACCGGTAGTACAAAAATTTAAGGTAGGTGATCCAGATAGGATTCAATTGGGACAGATTACTTCTACTGATGTAATCATATATCTGGGTGACTTACCAACAGATCAGAAATATGTAGAGGGTTCCATGGTATTATATATTGATAATGAACCTTGGATTCTGGTTGATACCTTTGCTTATGCTAATTCTACTGATAAAGTATATAAAGTAGAAATAGATGAAGCTGGAAAACCATATATTATGTTTGGTGATGGTCAATTTGGTATGAAACCAAATTTGAATGGTAAGGTAGAAGCAGAATACTATCTTACCTATGGTGCTCTTGGGAATATTGCAGAGAACCAATTTGGTACTCCAATACCAACCATACTTACTGATAAATACAATGATATAAGTATATCTAATGTATACTCTGCTTCGGGTGGTTCTGATTATGAGACTTTTGATATGCTTAAACAACATATCCCCCTCTCCATCAAAACTCTTGGAGTAGCTATAACCAGAGAAGATTATAAAGCAATAGCTAAGTTAGTTCCAGGGGTAGATAAATCATACGTTGATTATCAATGTGGTAAATTTGTAACGGTATATATTACTCCAGATGGTGGAGGAGAAGCTTCACAAGCATTAATAGATAGTGTTACTGATAAACTTACTAAAGCTAAGGTAATAACTACACATATTAATGTAAAGTCTACTCATACTTCTTTAATCTTCTTAGATGCAACCATAACTGGTAGAAAATCGTTTAGTAAGAATGATATCAGTGATCAGGTAATCAAAGCTTTAGTAGAAGCTTATAGTTACAACACTTCAGATATAAACAAAGTAGTAAGGTTATCAGACCTATATGCCTTGATAGATAATCAGAGTATGGTGGATTATTTAAATATCAATTCATTATACTTATTATCTTACCCAGTTCCTCAAGGAGGTGGTGGAATAGATCCCTCTTTAGTACCAGACTTGAATATAACTCATTTCAAACAAATCAATTTTAGTACTGGGGATGCTGAAGCTCAAACTGATGAACGTCAGGTAATGATAACCATTACTGAAAGTGGTTATAAAATAAATGGGTTAGTAAATGATACCGATATTAATACTACTGGTACATTTGGAAATATTACCCAAGTAAATGGTAATAATCTTTCTTTTGAAATTACTATAGGCAACCCGGGGGAGGGTCAAGTATACAACCCGGGGGATGAATATGTAATATCTCTCCAACCAATGAACAGGGATTTGATACCAGTCAATTTCAATATCCCAATATTTAGAAGTAACACTATAACCCTTGAAATCAATGAAGTCGTTTAAGAATTTTAAGGACTATGTGTTCACTCACCTATTTCCTATATATTATAAGGAAAATGATACCTACAAAGATGAAGAAGGTAAAGGTATTCTAGAAAGATTCATAGATTCATGTACTGGTTATATAGATGACAATATAATGCCAGATATAGATAACTTCATGGATCTATTAGATGTAGAGAAAACTCCAGAGTTATTTCTTAACTACTTTTGGGAATATTTTGATTATATCCCATATGCTTATGGGGTTTTAACCAGGGGAGAACCCTATACAAAAGAGAATGTATATAAATGGTTAAACAGTCCAGAGGGATTTCCAAAAGCAGATACTAGAAAGATATTAAAATATGCCATATCATTATTTAAGATAAGGGGCACAGAAGACTTCTTTACAGTACTTGGAAGATTCTATGGGGTTAGGTTTAAGTTTGATTTAGTATTACCAATAGATGAACCAAGTACTCAGGCTATATCAGAACCAGAAGAAGAATTTTCTGGGGATTCAAATCTGGTTATAGCTTTATGGGAAGGTGTATGCTCAGTATATCTAGAAAGTGGTTCAGTAGATCAAGGAAACAAAGCTGGCTGGCCTTGGGGAAGTTGTTGGAGTTGTGATACTTTAGCTCTGACCATATATATTCCTTATGGAATGTATAAACTTCTTGAAGAGGAAGGAAGATTAGAAGAAGTAAAAGATGCTTTTGCAGAGCTTATAAATAAATATCTACCATTGAATGTAAGATTATATGGTAAGAATGATGAACATATAATTCTTGTACCAGATATCCCAACTCTATTGGTAGATGCCCCAGTAATGGTACCAATAAGTACTTCAGAAGCAGATTTGGATATTTCTGCATATTCTTCTACTATAGTTCCACCAGCTGAGTTCCCCACTACTAAAGTAGTAACTGCAACAAAGAAAAAACGTAAATCTAAAAAATAATATATATATATTATCATGCTGTATCCATTACAAACTCAAGGACCAAATATAGATAATGCAGTTACTCAAGTTACACAGGCTTCAGTGGAATTAGCTGAAGCAGCTGCAAACTACGGTGCTCTAAAAATTATCTTTGGTATCTTTATGGTATTCATTATAATTGTTGTAGTATTGTTTGTATATCAGATATTTTCTTTAACAAAGAAAATGGATATTATACATAATGCTGCAGTAAGAACACAAGAATACTTTGATGGTGCTTCAGATAGAACTATAGGTAGAAGTCAAGCTCAAATCCTTATACGAGGAGGTATGAATAGTTTATCAAATACCATTAAGTATAGGATATTGAGAATACGTTTAGAAAATCATATAGATGATGTGGAACTTACCAAGAATAAAATCAATAGAGTAGTTAAGAATGATTTTATAGAGTTCACTTCTTATCTATCAAACTTCCTATATGGTGAAAAACAATTATCAGTAGTAGTTGATGAACAAGATGTAGATGTGATAGTTGATTTTATCACTGAACAAGTTTATATACCAAAAGATGAATTCACTGTATCAGGTTTAGATCAATCTACTGATATATTGGTAAATGGTATAAAACTTAGTTACTTAAAAAATCTGTAATATGAGAAAATTAGTTATAATATTAGACCCAGCTCATGGGGAAGAAGTTCCAGGAAAAGGTTCACCAGATGGAACTCATAAAGAATATAAGTGGAGTAGAGAAATATGTGAAAAATTAAAGACTCACCTCACTTGCTTGGGATTCAGAGTAGAAATTACAAATCCAACTGATAAGGAAATAGGCTTATCTAGAAGAAAAGAATTTGCAAGTAAGGTGAATACTAATCCTGGGGAATTTAAATTTCTAGTAAGCCTCCATAATAATGCTGCAGGCATGGGAAATGATTGGGCAAATGCAAGGGGATTTGAAATTTATACTTCACCGGGAAATACCACTTCTGATAAATTTGCAAAAGTAATATTAGATAACCTGGCCAAAGATTTTCCAAGCTATAAGAATCGTGGAACTAAGGAAGCTAATTTCACTGTATTGATGGGAAGTGGTTATTCAGCAGTACTTATAGAGTGGTTATTCCAGGATAATAAAGAAGATGTTAAATTACTCCAAGATGAAACTACCAACAATAAATTTATGGATTCATTAGTGAGTTCCTTTCTTTACATAAATGATCATTTGATCTAGCTTAACCATAGTTGAGTTGGTTAGTCGGGGGCAAGTTGGGATTTTAGGATTCTGGCTTGCCCCTTTTTAGCGTTTAAATTCTTGCTTTGCAGTATTTAGAACTTGTTTGATATGTTTTCTCATGTTGGTAAGTATGGTGTGAGACTTACCATTTCTTGGTAATTCAAAGAAATCAATTAGATGGAGAATAGATAATTTTCCATGAGATTTGATAATTCTTTCAGTGAAGAAGGGAGGTGGGTCAAGTTCTACTCTAAAAACTAGATATTCATCAGGAGTAAGGTGGTCCATCATATATTGGTTAAACCTATCTGATAAATCCTGTTTATATTCTGTTTCTTCACTATCATTTAAGCATTCTTTATTGTTATCAAATAATGTATCTAAAGAAGTCAACTCTTGGTTGAATTCAGCTTGTTTAGTATAAGCATTCCTGAGAAGTTTATTTTTAAAAATTTGGAGAGAAGTTAACAGAGTAGCTTTCAATCTCTCTTCATCATATCTATCCTGATATTTATTATATACATATAAAAACTTATCCCAGAAATAACTTTGGATAATATCCTGACTAACATTAAATCTTCTTGAATCTATGCTTCTAGAAAGATTCCTAACAAGGGGTTTACATAATCGATACAACTTTTCAAATTGTTCCCTATTATAATTAGTAAACTCTTTAATCCTGTGAATCTCAGAACCATTAGTGTTTTTAGTTGACATGAGTATTTTGTTTTTGGGTTTATGCAAATATAAAAATTATTTTAACTCGGTAGAAGAAGTGAAAGATTCTTTTTCACAGTAAGGTTTAGATTGATATTAATATAAAGTGCTAACAAGTACTCTTATATGATTGTAACTGTTACAAACTCAATTATATATGGTAGCTATAAAAAAATCAAAACCAATTAAATCAGTTGATAAATTTACGTTTTCTATAGATTTTCAGTTAGAGGTACTCAGGTTTTTAATACAAAGTAAGGAATCTTTATTAATAATAAATAAAATTAAACCTGGGTACTTTGCTCTGATTGAACATGCTCTCATAATGGAGGGACTCAGGAAATTTGTAAAGAAATATCATAAGATACCAAGTCAAGCTTTACTTATAGAATCTTGTACTCAGTTATTAGAAAGTAAGGAATATATTGACTTGGTTACCAGGGACGACGTCCCTGGTATCATTAAGATGATAAAGAACTTATTCTCATCACCATTAAAAGATCATGATGTAATACAAGAAAATATACTTAAGTTTGCTGCTTATATAGAAATGAAATCCCTGAATGAATCAATGGATTTTTCTAACTTCAACTTGTATGAAGATTATCAAAATAAAGTAGCAAATATTATACGTAATTCATTGCCTCAAAAAGATGAAGAACCATTATTAATGGTTGGTGGTACAGTACGTAGGCAATTAATGCGTAAAATGAGTCCAAATATTATTCCCACCCCATATTGGCAATTAAATAATCTATCAAATGCTAATGGATATCCTCAAAACAGTATTTTTGTGATATTAGATAGACCTAAAGCAAAGAAGACATTTGCTCTTATTAATATTGCTCGGGGATATCTTGCCATGAAGAAGAATGTATTATATATAGATACAGAAAATGGCAAGAATAATATCATGGAACGTATGGTCCAATCAACCCTCAATAAAAATAGAAAAGAAATACTTTCTGGTGAATATGATAAGCTAGAACAAAGACACATGAGAAAGTATAGAAAAATAGGAGTTGAATTTATAGTTGAGAGGGTACCAGCTAAAGTTGCAGATGCTAATACAATAAAAGGAATTATATCTAAGCTTGAAGCTAAGATGGGTATAAAAATTAATGTATTGGTTATTGACTATGCTGCAAAGTTAGCTTCAATTGGTCGTCATAAGGAAGACACAGAACGTATAGATAATGTTTATATCGATATAGATAATCTTGGTGCAGAACTTGGATTAGATGCAATATGGACTGCTCAACATATAACCCGAGAAGGTGCAAAACATAAAGCTACAATCTATGAAGATAATGATATAGCATCTTCTATTTCAATTGTACGTAATGCTCAATGTATACTGGGTCTCAATTCTACTGAAGATGAAGAAGAACATAATATCCAACGTTTAGAAGTGGTGGTACAACGAGATGGAAAACCACATGGAAGATGTTTATTTAATGTTGATGGAGATAGACAACGTTGGAAAGAGTTCACTAAAGAAGCTAGAAATACTTATGATGAAACTCAAGGGAAACAAGTTGATCAATTAATTAAAAAGAAAGAAAAGAGTAGAAACCCAGTAGCTGATCCATCAAAAGTTAATAATAAGTCAGGTGATATTTAATGGCCAGATTAACTAAGGAGTTTAAAGGTAAACTCCATAAATATTTTCAATTAAAAGTAGGGTCCCGTGATTACCGCAATGGTTGGATGAAATCAAGATGCCCCTACTGTGGTAGAGAGGGTAAATTTGGAATTAACCTTTCATTGAATAGGTGTAATTGTTTTAGATGTGGGGAACACCCATCACCTATTAACCTAATCATGTATTTGGAAAATGTTGATACTTACAGGGAAGTAGTCAACTTATTAAACAATTCCAAGTATGAAGGTTATATATTTAAAGAGGAAAAACTAGAGATTAAAGAATCCAAACCCATGATTCTCCCTGAGGGGTTTAAATCCATTCTCTTTGGAAAATCTTCTTTAGCAAAGGCAGCTAGAAATTATGTAAAGAAAAGAGGTTTCAATCTACAGAAAGTAGCAATGGCTGGATGGGGATATGGGACAAAAGGAAAGTATTTTGGATACCTAATAATTCCCTTTCATCAACATGGAGAATTGGTATATTTTAATGCCCGTTTATTTATTGGCAATGGTCCAAAATATAATAATCCAGACACTTCAGAATCTGGTTTGGGGAAATCCTTTATAATATATAATAAAGATGCTCTAGATATATATAAAACGGTCTTTATTTGTGAAGGGGCATTAAATGCTGAAACCATGGGAGAAAGGGGAATTGCTTCTGGTGGTAAAGCAATAAGCAGGTATCAAATAAATGAAATAATAAAATCTCCAGTAGAAAGAATTATAATTCTATTTGACCCAGATGCTAAGGATAGAGCTATAGACCTTGCATTAAAATTAGTTAACTTCAAGAAAGTCAAAGTTATATTTTTACCTGAGGGAACTGATTGTAATGATTTAGGTAGAAAAAGAACTCTATCCTATGTTTATAAAACACATTATCAGAATTATCAAGAACTTTTTAAACTCAAACTTAAATATTCAAAGTGATGTTTATCCTAAATGAAGAAATCAAGGAACAAGAGAGACAAGCTATAAGAGAACTCTATCCTAAATTCCCAGATACTCAGGTTATAGTTACTAAGGTTCCACTTAAACCATTTTACAAGGCTCATAGAATACAGTTTGTAGCTATGGCTCATGTAACCAAAATATTAGCTAAATATGGGTATTTGGAAGTAAGTGGGGATAAGGTAGCTTTGAGATATAGAAGAACTAAAGATAGTATTTCATTACCAGATTTAGTTAAGATAGTGGATGAACTTCACATGACTAAGTTTCCTTCTATGTCAATTCTTTCAAGGGTACCTAAGAATGAAAAAAAAAACGAAAATAGAGCCTGTTGAAACTCCAATACAGGTTGAAGAACCGGAAGATAAGAAAATAGTTGATAACAATTTACCTGTTATTGGTAACCATTATTATTTTCAAACTGACAATCTTCTCATTGGTTATGGTATATTAAAAACTATAGAGGGAGTATTTGATAACAATCTCAAGGTAGAAAGTTATAGATATGAAATAGTAATGAGAGGTATATCGTATATTGTTACAGAAGTTTACAGTAGTTTAGTTAAAGTAGCAAGTAAAACTTGGGTATAATGGCAAGTATATTATTTTTAGTTAATCATCCAGAAGCTTATGTTAATCATAGGAATTACTTTGAAGAAAAAGGGTTTGAAGTAACTATGAGACATATCTGGAGATATGATTACCAACACTATGATCATGTATTGTGTGATGAATTTATAAGTGGTGGATCATATCATGATATAAAGAAAGCTTATCCACAAGCAATTCTCATAAAGAAATGTCCATCTATTAGGAAGGCTATTTTTGGAGAACTTCCATCTACTTCTAGTAAACCTTTAGAAAAACCCAAGAAGGTAGAAAATAAAGTTTTAGATATGTCTAAATACTTTGTTGATCAATCTTATGTAGAAGTGGAGAAATTAATAAATATGTTTTGTCCAAAGATAAAAAATGTTTTAATTACCGGTGAAACTGGTACTGGTAAAGAACATATGGCAAGATATATACATGATATTAAGAAGACTTCTGGAAATTTTATACCAGTAGATTGTGGTTCATTAAATGATGAACTAATAGCTTCAGAATTTTACGGTCATATTAAGGGAGCTTTTACTGGAGCTTATCAGGATAAAGAAGGTTACTTTGAAAAAGCTCATGGTGGTACTTTATTTCTTGATGAAATAGAAAACCTTAGTATAAAGGGACAGATTGCTCTATTAAGAGCTCTTCAGGAACTAACCTTTATTAAAGTTGGAGATAATAGGGTTCAAAAGGTAGATTTTAATTTAGTATGTACTACCAATGTAGAACTATGGGATTTAATTAGTAAAGGAGGGTTTAGAAGTGACTTATACTATAGGATATCTCACATAAAATTTAATATTCCACCAGTTAGAGATTATGATAATATACCAGGTCTGATGGAGTTCCTTATAGACCAAATCTGTAAGGAATATGATCTTACACCATGTATAGATAAGCATGATTTAGTTATAAAAACTATGCAAAAACTTCACCCATATAAAGGTAATATAAGAGAAATAAAATCTTATCTAACCACTGAACTCATAAAGCTGGATGCTTCAAGAAGTTCTACTCTTACCGGAATTGAGTTAATGAAAACAACCCCACTATATATAAATTCCAAAAAAAACCATGAGAGAACCATCAATACATATAACCTTTACTAAATTCAAGGAAATCTGGAATCAAGTAGATGGTAGAAAACTAACTAATTCTACTTTAAAAGAGATATTTAAGATGGCCAGGGGATATTCTCTTGACCATCGTTCTGTGTTTACAAACAATAAAAAGCAAGCTCAAAAAGTAACAAATAGAACTTCATCTTCAATTAAGGATACCAATTTATTAGCAGATATTATATATTCCTCTAGAATCAAGTTAAAACACGTAGGAGTAACTAAAATAAAACAAACAGATAGTCAATGGATGCAATTAAAACAATTGGTTCCAGTAATAGAGGAATTTTGTTCTAGATATAATCTTAAGAAGAGACAAGGTTATATTATATTTGTTGATATTGCTTTTGAGTTAATGAGTACTTCTAAAAGGGTTAATTATGCTTTTGCTGCTAGTTGGATGTTAAAGCAGGTAGACTGGATTATCAATAGATATGAAGCAGAATCTGAATTAAAAAATGATAACTATCCACAAGAAACTAAATATATCCATGACTTATATTGTGGTACAGTAGCAGAAATGACCGGGTTAAGTAATAATTATATAAGAGATCCACTACAATATGTAAACTTTAAAAGAGCTAGAGAAAATGCAGATGAAAAGGGAGTTGATTATGAAACCTATATAGAAGCACAATTTGAAGCTTTATCATTCTGTAATGGTATACCTAAGATAGAAGATTTATATGGGGATAAAGCTAACCAGAGATTATTAACCTATGTATCAAAATATAACATACCTCTAAAGACTCATAAAGTGGAAGAGGATGTTTGGAGTAAATTTAAACAGTAAAATTATGAGTTGTAAACTTCTTTGTGAAAAATGTAATTAAGAAATAGACTTAGAAAAGGTATTTCTTGATGATACTAAGTATGGTATGGTTGGGATATCTGATTCAATGATGATATATAGATATGTAATTTGTAATCATTGTTTAAAAATCAATCTATTATCAGAATCTCAGGCAGAATCAATATCTCCTAAGTATGATTTTATTGGTGGTAAATGGTTATCTGAAAAATAATTATGATTATGCAACACAAGTTAAGAAAAGAAGATTTTGTTGAGTTAGTGGAAGAGTTCCTAATGGACAATGACCTTATGAATGAATTTATTGATTATGCTAAGTATGTGAAGAATATAGAACCAGATCAAATACCCTTTGTCAATTATGGTAGAACTGATAATTAAAAACAGTAATATCTGTGAAGCTAAAGGACCATTAAAGGTACTTCATAAGTTATATAAAGAATTTAGGATAAAGCATCCCAATGCTTGGCATATTTTAATGTATCAGAAAGGTAAGGTTAGATGGGATGGATATATTAAATATGTGAGTGATACTGGTAATTTTAGAATTGGGCTTTTACCCATGATATATAATAAATTAGAATCATGGGGAGAAAAGGTAAAGATAATTGACCGTAGGCCCCCTTTAGAAGTATCTCCAGTAATTCCAAGTGTATTAGGGGATAAAGAATTATATCCCAGGCAGAAAAAAGCTCTAGAAACCCTTTTAAATAATAAAGTTGGTAAAACTCCTTTCTATATATGTGCAGGAGATTATTCTGTTGGTTTCGGTAAGTCTTTATTATTCTGTGCTATCCACCAAGCTTTTAAAAGAAAAATACCCACTATCCTGTTGTTAAATGATTCTGATCTCTTCAAACAGTTTAAAAGAGAGATTCCACCATTATTACCGGGAGAAGATATAGTATTTGTTCAAGGTGGGAAAGTTAATAGATGGGGTAATTTCAATGTGGCAATGGTCCAATCAGTTTCCCAGAATATAAAAAAATACCAGTATGAATTAACCAAAATAGGTATAGTTCTTATTGATGAAGCTGATATTATTGATAATAAAACCTATAAGAATGTTATAGAACATTTATATAATACTCAAGTTAGAATTGGTCTTAGTGGAACCCTATATATGAGTAAGTTGAAAAAAAACTTAGTTCATAATATGAACATAAGGTCTTTTATCAGTGATGCTATAGATTCCATTAAATTAGCCGACCAAATTAAATCAGGTAAAGCTACTCCAATAGTAGTGAAAATGGTTTATGTATCCGGTAAATCAATATCAGCAGATGATTATCAAGAAGAATATGATAAAAACATAACATATAATATTGCTGCTTATGAAAAAAGTTTCTCTAGAATGCAATATAATGCCCGTTATGGTAGATTCCCAATGCTTATTGTAACCAAGTTTATTGATCATTGTGAAAAGTTATATGAATATTATCAAAAGATGAATCAAAAACTTGGATTAGGTTATAGAATAGCTCATGTTCATCATAAAACTCCAGACAGAGATAAATTATTAAATGATATAAGGGAAGGGAAAATTGATATCCTTATATCAACTACAATTATATCCAGAGGTAAGAATATTCCAACTCTACAATACATTCAGAATACTGCTTCTATGGATTCTAATGAAAAAACAATACAAATTTTAGGTCGTTTAGTAAGGCAACATAATTCTAAGAAAAAGGCCTATCTTGATGATTTAGTTTTTCCGGGAATATATTTATTAAGGCATGGGAACCATAGGAAAAATTATTATAAAAAAGAGAATTTAAAAGTCATTTCCATAGGGCATCCCACAGGTAAGCAACTCCCTAAAAATAAACGTCATAGAGAAACTCTAGGAAAAGCTAAATAAATTAAGGGAATCAAAGAGGCTATTAGCTATTAGCTTATATAGCTATGGCCTGATAAAAGATAATAAGCTAAATACTCATATACACTTATCTATCCTAACATGGATATACATTTTTTCCTTCGGAAAAATATCGATTTTACTAAAGTAAAATCTCAAATGCGTACGTATACGCGTAATATCCTTCGCTAGAGTTATGATTACCCTAATTGATCAGAAAAACATATTGATTATCGAAAGTTAAATTCTCAACTCATGGCAAAGCAAAAGAAAAACAAGTTAATCAAACTCGAAGATACACCAATTCTCAAAGCTATTGATATCAATTCAATTGGTGACAATGGAGATCCTTGCTTTGGGAAAGAATATGATCTCTCAACTGAAGAATGTAGAAGCTGTGGTGATTCAGAATTATGTTGTATCAAATTTGCAGCATTGATGGGTAAAACCAGAAAGGAATTGGAAGAAGAGAATCATTACAAGGATATGGAGGAATTGGTTGATAAAGTTGCTGCAAAGAAAACTTACAGAGCTCTCAAAAGGAAAGGAGATACCAAGAAAGTTATCCTTGATAAACTTCAAGCTAAATATGCTATCTCAAGAGAACAAGCTAGATTATTGTACAAAGAATTTTCAGATAAGTAAAAATGAAACAGAAAACTTTCTTAGCTACTTCTTTAGTAGGAATCATTGCTCTAACAATCTTAGCTTTATCACTTCTATTTCAAGTTGGGTGTAGTACAATAAACTACACTTCAGTTGTTTTAACTAAGCAACAATCCATTGATTCAGCAATGAAGACAATGGTTGAATTTGAACCACCATTTCCAGCTACTTGGGATACTCTATGGGTACAACCTTTCTATATGACCAAGACTTGGTTTATCAAAAACAACAATGGTAAAATCAAGCATCAGTTTACAGTAAATGAATTGGATTCTATTAACGTTTTAATGTATAGAGGGATCAGTAATGGAAGCTTGGACATTTATCTAAAACTAAATACAATGAGTAAGAAACAAACTAAGACTGAGGAAAAAGAAACTTTACAAAGAGTTTTTTTCACAAAAGTAAGAGATGTAAAATCGCCTACTAGAGCTAACAAACATGATGCTGGTATTGATTTCTATATTCCAGTGATTGAAGAAGAACTGATAAATGATATCAAGGATAAGAATCCAGATTTTAGTGCATACATTATAGAGCTTGGTCAGTTATTTTTAAAACCTGGTCAAAGAATTTTAATTCCTTCTGGAATAAAGGTTTGGATAGAAAATAAACAATCGGCTCTAGTAGCAGCAAATAAATCTGGGATAGCTACTAAAAGAGGGTTAACCTTTACAGCTCAAGTTATTGATGCAGATTATACTGGAGAAATCCATATAGGTTTACAAAATAACAGCAATAGAATGGTAACTCTCCAGAGTAATGATAAAATAATCCAATTCCTACATACTCCTATCATTCTTTCAACTATGGAAGAAGTTACCAGTGATAGCTACAATGATATCCTTGAGTCTAATACAATTGACAGGGGAGAAAACGGGTTTGGTTCAACTGATAAAAAATAACAAATATGGACTCACGAGATATCATTGAAGAACCAATTAAAGTAGTTGGTGGTAAGTATTTAGAATGTATGTATTCACTCCAAAAAGAATTATTGGAACAGTATATCAAGGTAGAGGGTTTACCTCAATATCCAATAGATGTGAATACAAAGAAGTCTCAGATTATCTTAAAAGATTTTGTGGGACGGGTAATAGAGGAACTTGCAGAAGGATATGAAGCTTTGATTTTAGTAAGTAAGTTAACTGAAAAAAATAAGCTTTGGAAATCTGATTATGAAGAGGAGGAATATATCCAATGTTTGAATCATCTCCAGAATGCTGGTGAAGAAATGGCAGATGCCATGCACTTCATGTTGGAGTTATTAATCTATTCCAATATTCAAGCAAAAGATATTGAAGATTACTTGGATAATTGGTTAAAAGATAAGGTTTCTTTTGGTGTGACCAAAACTTTACCAACCTTAGCTAAAGCTATGCAAGTTGGTTTATCCATATTATACAATGATCCATGTAATATGGTATCAGAACCAAAAGCTATGAATAAAACATATCTTTTGGAAGAGTTTGAAAGTATGGATGAGGATTCTGAAGATCCAAGATTGGTTAACAAAAGAATAGATACAAGATTCCATCAATGTGGTAAGTTTTATAATAAATTAACCTATTTATCATATAAATACATGATGTGGGATGTAACTTACCATTTAAATATTGCTAGAAATTTCTTAAAGAATAAACCATGGAAGCAATCTCAAATGATGACCAATGAAGGAGCTTATCAGGAAGAGATAGTAAAAGCTTTTATCTTAATGATGGGTTTATTCTTAGCAATGGGAATCAGTCCTGAAAATTTATATTTTCTCTATTTTAAAAAGAATGGAGTTAATAAATTTAGGATTGAATCAAAATATTAATTTATGAAAAGTTTTGTATTTAAAACTGGAGAACAAGCCTGGGCTGGAGTAAACAAAATGTTTATTAACCAAGAACCAGGTTTGTTTGAAGGTGAACAGGGGGCATCTATTACAAATTCCCTTTATACGTATGGTTTAACCATATTGATAGAAGAGGCTAGCTTTGACCCAGAATTTGATTTTGGAAAGATACTGGGATATACACAAAGTAAGTGGAGTGGTCTTCTTAATAATTATCTTGATCTGGATTCTCTTGATCAATTAAAACTCCAGATAAGAGAATTTGAAAAGAACAAGGCTATCAATAGGAATTATCATATTGGATTTAACTTTGCTGATTCACATGGTAATGGCAAGGGATGTTTGATGTCTGGTATGTTCTCCAGGATGATAGGTATTGATAAACCAAGATTAACTATCATTATGAGAGCATCAGATGTAGTAACAAGGTTACCTTGGGATTTACTCCTATCAATACGCATGGGAGAATATGTATATGGTCATACTGAATTTACAGTTGAACTTCTTATACGTTCTGCTTTTGCTGATGATACCAGCTTAATGCTTTTCAATGGGTATGAAGATATATCAGAACTCATAGAAAAGATAAAAGATGAGGATAGGAAGAAAAGGTTAAAGAAAGCTTTACGTAGGGTTAAGAAAGCAGCTAATAATGGTGATGACCCTAAGTATCAAGCTTATATGAGGGTATATAAAATATTTAACCCAGAAAAATATGGTAAACAAGCTAAATCATTACTAGCTAAAGATTGTATCATAGGAGATTGGGATGGTATACCACTACCAGAAAAATGTCCATCTATTCTGGTAAGAAACCAGATTAAGTCTGCTTATCTTAAATTTATCAAAAAATATGATCTAAAGATGTTCATGGAACCAGATAAGAAAAAGAAATTAATTAAGTTCCAAGAATCTGATGGGTCAATAACTGAATCACCAATAGTAGAAGAGGAAGATAACGAAGAAGAGGAATAATGAAAATAGAACAACAATATTATAATATCCTTTGGCATAAACAACCAAAGGATATTTTACTTGCTATAGAACAAGCGGGTAGAACCTGTTATAAATCAGAGGATAAGATAACAGAAACTTCTGCAACTCCTTTCGTAGAAAGATTAATAGCTTCGGGACATGAATCAGTCCTTGAACACCAATCTTTTTCAGTAAGATTTATAACTGATAGGGGAGTAACTCATGAGTTAGTAAGACATAGATTAGCATCATTTTCTCAAGAAAGTACAAGGTATTGTAACTATTCAAAGGATAAGTTCGGTAATGAGTTAACTTTCATATTACCAACTTTCTTATATGGGTATGGAAGTGATAATCCTTCTTGGGAACATTGGCAAAAAGCTATGGAAGACTCAGAAGATAGGTATTTTGAGTTATTGGAGGATGGCTTAACCCCACAAGATGCTAGATCAGTATTACCTAATTCATTGAAGACTGAGATAGTAGTAACTGCTAATATAAGGGAGTGGAGAACCATTCTAAAACAACGTACTTCAAAGAAAGCTCATCCCCAAATGAGGGATTTGATGACACCATTATTATTTGAGCTTGATACTTGTTTAACCCCACTATTTCATGACATAGTAGATTTAAATTTATAGGTATGAAAAAGGATAATATCAATCACCCAAGTCATTACACTTCTCACCCATCAGGTATAGAATGTATAGATATTGCTGAGCATCATGATTTTTGTATAGGTAATGCTATTAAATACCTTTGGAGAGCTGGACTCAAATCAGAAGATGGAATTTCTAAAAAAGAAAAACAAATAGAAGATTTGAAGAAAGCTATCTGGTATATTAAACGAGAAATAAAACACCTTTCCAATGGGGAGGAATAATATAAAATGGTATTCAGATTCTCTAAGTTTTTGGGAAAAGATAAATGAAGCTTTCCTAATAGCAGATGAGAATCTGAATTTTGTTTGTAAGGGGAGAGCTACTTATCTATATGATTATGTAGTTGGAATTAAGAAACCAAAATTAGATTCAAAATTTGATTTTGGTAGGCACTTCAATTATACTATCTCAAAGTGGAAATCTTTAGTGGCTAATTATATTTCTAGAGAAGAATTAAATAACCTTGCAATAGAAATCCTGGCAGAGGAAAATAAAAACTCTAGAGGGTATGCTTTAGCTTTGCAATTCCAAAATAACCATGGTCATGGGAAGAATTGTTTATTATCAATGGTATTTTCTAGACGACCAGGAAAAACAAAACCAAATATATGTGTTTTCTTAAGAGCTTCTGAAATAACTAAAAGGTTGATATGTGATCTTTTATTATTTCAAAGGATAGGGGAATATGTATATAAAGATATTGACTTTACCCTGACTATCCATTTTAACCAAATGTTTAATGATGATACAGTATTACTTATGTATCATGCTCATAAAGATATATTAAATTTTGGCATAAAATCAGAGTTAAGGGATAGATTAAAATATCTATTGAAGTGTAACCCAGATGAAATAAAATATAAAGTTCACAAAAGAGCTTTGAAAGTACTAAGACCAGAGATATTTAAATATCCAGTAACTTTAGCTAAAGATTGTAAGCTATAAACAGTGATGTTCTATCAAAATCTATTTGATATTGTAAATTCAAAAAAAAATGAAACGGCCAAAGTTTAAAGCTAAAGTGGACATTGATTGCAGGTATAGTAATACTTTAATATATGAAGTATCTGTTACCACTAATGGTCATCAAATTATATCTTTTCCTCAAATGTCTTTGGATGAGTTAAAAGAATTGAACGAAGTAATTTATAAATTTTTAAAAGATGAGAATATATAGTAATGCTTATGAGTTGATGTCAGAAACTGGCAGAAACTTATGGGAAATGGGGGCTGAAGTAAAACCCAAGACCTATCAAAATAAAAGTATAGAAGGTATAGATGACTTCATAACAAAGGAGCTTATTTGTGAACAATATTGTTTAACTAAGTTACCAGATGAGGATAATCTATTCATACATACCCATTCTAAAGATTGGGCAGAAGCCGAGTTCCAAGAAAGGTTACAAGATAGTGTAAATCCTGGAGAAGCTTGGAAACTTCGTAAAGAAATATGGGAACAATTCTTGGATATCAATTGGGAATTTGATTATACCTATAGTGAGAGGATTAATAATAAAATAGCTACGGTATCTGGAAATACATTGAATGAAGTTATTAATTTATTAATTAATGATCCAGATACACGTAAAGCAATTATTCCAATTTATGGGTTAGAGGATAGTAACTACCTAGATGGTTCTAGAAGAATCCCTTGCTCAATGTACTATGATTTTTTAATTAGGACTAATGCAAAGGGGGAGAAACAATTAAATATTTGTTATCACCAACGATCATCAGATTTCATAGTTCATTTTGGAAATGATGTATTTTTAGCTTGGAAACTCATGGAATATATAGCTATTCAAGTTGGAGTTAATCCAGGGTATTTATATCATACTATAGATTCTTTACATGTTTATCAGAAGGATTGGGTAAAACTAAAGACTTCACTTAAAGATTTGTAATGGATTTAAAATCCAACTCTGAACGGGTTGGTAATAGGGTTAGACTTTTTGGATTGATCACCCAATATCTACCAATATATCGGTCTCAGTATTTGATAGAGAAATAGAATAACCCTATTTTGATCGGTAAGAAGCCCATTGAGATAGTAACTGATTGATTATCACTGCAGGGTATTTCAATTCAGGCTGGAGAGCAGGGGAACTCTTCTAATCCCCATTTAGGGGCCTTTAGCTCAGTTGGTTAGAGCAGTGGACTCATAATCCAAAGGTCACAGGTTCAAGCCCTGTAAGGCCCACAATCATGCCAGGATGGTGGAATAGGTAGACACGCCGGACTTAAAATCCTGTAACCATTGAGGTTGTACGGGTTCGACTCCCGTTCCTGGTACTTTTCGGGATGTAGCACAGTCAGGTTAGTGTACCTGCTTTGGGAGCAGGTGGTCGAAGGTTCGAATCCTTTCATCCCGACCAACTTAAATCTATAGCTATGAGGATTCTTGAAAGGGGTGAAGACAAAGTTTATATTAAACGGTGTGGTAATTGTAATTCACTAATAGAATTTGAAAGAACAGATGTTATCTATGATCCACTTCATACCAGGTATGAAGCTTATTGTCCAGTATGCAAACAAGTGATACTATTATCTAGTAAAGATTTAGTATCCAAATATTCAAATTCACCCAAGATTACAGAAGAATGTTTACACGATACAAAATAATAAGAAGTTTCAGAGAACTTAAACAATTGGTAGAAGCATGTCTCAATACGGGATATGCTTCTGTCGACTTTGAAACTAATGCCGAGGGGATATATAAAGATACCTTCAAACCCACCATATTATCAGTATCATTCCAAGTGGGTTCTGGTTGTTCTATACCTTTACAACATTTTGATGAATCAGTAAAGGATATACCTTGGTTGAAGTGGTTACAATACTTTGGTAGGAGGGTAGTAGAAAATCCCAAAGTAGTAAAGGTAGCCCAGAACTTTAAGTTTGATAATCAGATATTTGTTAAGTATGGTATTTATGTAAGGGGAACCGTTATAGATACCATGTTAGCTAAATATTTACTAAATGAAGAAAAACCTCATGGTTTGAAACCAATGGTAGCTAAGTATTTACCAGAGTTTGCAGACTATGAAAAATATGATAAGTTTGAAACCATACCATGGGATAAGAAACCATTGGAACCATTAGCAAGGTATGGTTGTATGGATACGGATTTTACCTTACGATTAGCTTTATTTCTGGAAAAGAAGTTGATAGATAAGGGTTTCTACAATCTATATAGAAATCTTATAATGCCAGCTAGTAAGGTATTACAGGATGCAGAAACTAATGGCTTACCCATAGATTTATCATTTAATGATTTCCTACAAGATAAGTATTCAAAACTGATTCAGGAAACCAATGATAAATTAAGAAGTGTAAGGCAAATAAAACGATATCAAAAATATATTCTAGAGCAAAGAAAACAAGTTTATATAGATAAACTAACTCAAGAAATAGAGGAACTCTCTGGTGATCCCAAAAAAGCAAAAAGCATAAAAAACAGGGAAGATAAGATATCAAGGATTTTAGCTGGGGAATATAAGAATAATGATGAAAAGAAACTTATTGAACCAGTGAACTTCAATTCAACCAAACAAATGGTTGATTTGTTGTATCTATCTCCAAAGGGTTTCAAATTCCCAATTGTAGAACATACAAAAGATAAGAGGAATAAACCTACCGATAACCCAAGTACTTCTGAAGATACACTGATAAAGATATCAGATCAAGATAAAACTGGATTCATTAAATCATTGTTAGATTTGAGAGGTCTGGATAAGATGAATTCAACCTATATAGTTGGGTTAAGAGAGTTGGTACAAAGTGATAACAAAGTACACCCCACCTTCTTAATCTCGGGAACTACTTCTGGCCGTTTATCTTCAAGAAATCCAAATGGACAGAATATTCCAAAGGTAATGGTTAACCCAGATATAAAGAAACAATTTATACCACCTTCTGGGAAATTATTCTTAACTTATGACTATTCTCAAGCAGAGCTTCGAATATTAGCTCATTTAGCTAATGAAGAAACTATGTTGGAATGGTTTAGAACTGGTAAGGATATTCACTTAGCATCTGCTTGTAAGAAGTACCACGAAGATTATGATAAGATAATCAAGATATATGAGGATGAACAACACGAATTATATCCTTTGTGGAAAAAGAGAAGAAAACAAGCTAAAACACTGAATTTTGGGGTATGTTTCTCAGGAGATACAGAGATATTAACCGAAAAGGGTTGGCAAAGATTTGATGTGTTAGATAAAACCTTAAAAGTAGCACAGTATAACCAAGATACTACACAAATATCTTTTGTAACCCCTCAAAAATATATAGAATATCAAGATCAAGAGTTATGGTTACATGAAAGTAAGTGTACAAATATTTGTGCCACTTCTAATCATAGACTTCTTTTTAAGAAATTAAAATATAGACCATATAATGAAATAACTGTTGGAGAAGTTAATGGGTTAAAGGGGTATTCTCCAAGTGCTGGGTTATATAAGGGAAACTATATAGATGATAGATATACCAGATTAATAGCTATAATAGCTTCTGATGGGAATTTCTTTAGGCCTGGGAGATTTAGATTTTGTTTTAAAAAGGAGAGAAAAATAGAGCGATTTGAATGGCTCCTTAACAATCAATTAAATATAAAATATACTAAAAGAGTAACCAAAAGATACACTACTTTTCATATAGATTTAAGGGGCACTGAATATGATGGTATAGTTGAAAAATATTTAAGCCCTAATAAAGACTTATCAATAGATGCTATACACGATTTAAATGGTGGGGTATATCTTGATGAAGCATTTAATTGGGATGGTACCCAAATATATAAAACACATAGCAAAGTATATAAGTTTTCAACCAAATCAGAAACTACTGCAAACATAATGCAGATATTTGGTATATTAAATAATAAACGAATAACACTAACTAAGATACGTAATCTATACAGGATACATTGGAGAGAAAGTGAACATTCAGAAACTTATGTTAATTGGAGTTTTAATAAAGTACCAAATAAACAATCAGTATATTGTGTACAGGTCCCAGATTCCAATATTATAGTTAGAAGAAATGGCAGAGTCTTAATAACCAAGAATTGTTATGAACAGACTGCTGTGAACTTATCTAAAACATTGGAAACTTCACAAGAAGAAGCCCAAAAATTCTTGGATGAGTTTTTTGATACTTTTCCTAAAATCAAAAAATTTATGGATAAACAACACAAATTCATGGAAAAACATGGATATTGTGTTTCATTATTTGGTAGAAGGAGAAGATGTCCCAAGGTATACTCAGATAATTATGGGGAGTATTTGGAAGCATTAAGACAATCTACTAATGCTCCCGTCCAGAGTGCAGCATCAGATATGGCATTATTTGCTTCTATTATAGTATGGGAGCAGATTAAGAAAGGGGAACTTCCACCCATGAAAGAGGTAAATACTGTCCATGACTCTGTATATCAATTCATAGAACCAAGATACATTACTCCTGATACAGTTTATAAACTTTGGGATATATGTCGTAACCCATCAACTAAAGAGTTTTTTGGATTCGAGATAAAGGACGTTAATATGTCGATGGACTTCACAGTAGGTAGGACTATGGCAGAAGAATTACCATATATTCCGGGATATGATTATAATAAGATGTTATCAAGCGATTTTGACATAGATGAATATTATTCAGAACACAAGAAGGTGATGGATATACCAATTGAAAAATATCCAAAGAAATTCAAATCTTATTTTGAAGAATCGTGGAGAAAAAGATAAGCGAAATAAGAGATGATATTATCTCTGTCAAGTATAAGGGAAAAATAGTTACTATAAATATAACCAAGGAACTCTCTATAGATGAAAATATAATTAATTCCCAGCTTAAAAATATCCCTTCTAGTTATGCTTTTTTATGTTTACTAAGAGATAACTTAATTAAGAAAAGAGATACTCTAGAAAGGGAAAAAAACATTGCTTATAGCAAAGCTTGGTTATTCTATAAAGAATCAGATAATAGATTAAATAATGACACTGCAAATCATAAAGCAATGGTAAACCCTAAATATCTTTCAATAGAAGAGAGATATTTAAAAGCAGTTCATAAGGCTAACAAATTAATAAGTATATGTAGAGCTTATGAATCAAGGGAAAGAATTATTCAAACCTTGTCAGCCAATATTAGAAAACAATCTTAATACTTAAAGTTATGGATTTAAAACTCAATTTACCATCAAAACAAGTAGCTGAGAAAATCTCTGTATCATTGGTTGGATTACCTACTGAAAACCGGGTTGTAATTGTTTCACCCAAGGAATCAGATAGGAAAACTTCTAGTGGTTTATATGTACCAGATACTGTAAAAGAGGGAGTACCACGTAAGGGGGTAGTGGTTGGATTTGGACCAATCACCGATGAATATATTACCTATAAACGTATGATTAATACTGGAGATATTATTACCTATGGATTATATGCTGGAAAAGAGTTAGAACCTACCTTTACCAATGAAGAAATAGCTAAAGCGTTTAAGGATCATACTTTTACTATTTTATCATTGAATGAGGTTATATATGTTGAACCTAATAATCAATAACATATCATGGTAAAAGTTGTAAAGAAGAAAAAAAGAGTTTCTAAAGATGAGACTCCCAATAAAGTATTAAGTACTCGGGAGAGAATGCTTCAAAGAAAAAAGAAACTTGAAGAACGCAGTAATGGAGGTGGGGGTATTATATATCCTAAGAAAGGTACTTTAAGAGTACGATTAATGGACCAAGGAGAAGATAAAGAACTTGGTTTAGAGATTATCCAATTTTATTTAAGTAAAGAAAAAGGTGGTATAATCTCTCCAGCTACTTTTGATGAGCCTTGTCCATTTATGGAAAAGTATCAAGAGTTAAAAGGTTCTGATGATGAAGATGATCAGGAACTTGCAAAGAGATTAGTTCCACGTAGAAGGTATATAGTAGGTGGTACTTGTTACAAAGATGAGAAAGGAAAAGAAGTTGACCCAGATCGTATTTGTAAACCCATTCTAATCCCAAGATCAGTATATCAGGGTATAACAGATTTATATCTTGATGAAGATGACTGGGGGGATATGACTGACCCAGAAGAAGGTTATGATATCAAGATTACCAGAGCTGGTGAGGGTTTGATGGATACTACTTATACTGTAAATCCTTGTCCAGGGAGAAAACCTCTAGACCCAAAGTATAGAAAAGAAATGGATTTAGAGGAAATTATCCGAGGTCAAATGAAAACCTACGATCAATTAGAGGAATTATTAAATGAGTTCTTAGGTAATTCATTTGATGATGACGAAGATGAAGAGGAAGAAAAACCACGTAAAAAATTAAGAAATAAGAAATCAAAATACAAGGGTGATATCTAATAAGTTGATACCATCTTAACTAAACTTAGCCAGGGTGGTATTAGTTACTGCTCTGGCTTTTTAATTGTAAAAACAGTATGGCAACAATTATAGGAGAAAAGAAGGTTAAACCTATAACTCCCAAAGTAGAGACTCAAACTCATGATGAAAAATCATTTATGGAGATTATCCAGAGTGAAGAATTTGATTTCTATATCAATGATTATATAGAAAGATATAATTCTAGACCAGCTCCAAAAGAAGGTTGTAGGTATATTAGAACTCCGTGGGACACATTAATAGACAGGGGAGAATTTAACCTAGTATCACTAAAGGATCATTTTGTTGATATTGCTCATAAAGCAAGTGATTTACCAGCTTCAATAAGAAGTGCAATTGTTGAATTGTTTACAAATTCAATAAGCAAGGTATTAAAAGATAGAATAATCAAAAAACAAAAAGAAGAACATGGCAAAGAAGAAGGTGGGTCTGAAAGTGCCAACGGCTAATGAATTGAGTAAAAGATATGGTGACATGATAGTTTCAGCTTCTGATACTAAAGAATCTGGATTATGGTTACCATCTACATTTTTTATGCTCAATTATACATTCGGTGGGGGTATTCCTTTTGGAAAGATATTAGAAATAGCTGGTGAAGAATCATCTGGTAAATCTCTAATTGCATATAACTTTGCATATACCACTCAACAACTTGGTGGTCATGTTATATGGGTAGATGCTGAACAAGCTTGGATGAACTCATGGGCTCAAGAAAATGGAGTTGATCCTAATGGGGTAACTGTTATACGTGATACTCGTATTGAAAATATAGCTGATGCTTTAGCAGATGTAGCCATATACTGGAGGTCTCAATTAACTCACAATGAACCCATCTTACTTGTAGTAGATTCAATTGCTGCTATGGATTGTGCAGATAATATTGATTCTAAGATGGTGGATGGAAAGAGTGAGATGGGTGGTAGAGCAAAAGCTTTATATAAATTTTTCCGTATCAGGAGTGAGTTATTCTATAAATTGGGTATAACCCAAATATATATCAATCAATTAAGAACTGCTTTAAATGTTGGTTTTGGTAAGGATAATACATGTCTACATTATGATACTATAATACCTTTTGTAGATGGTACCTCTATGAAGATAGGGGAAATTATCAAGAACAGGGTATCTAAAGAGGTATGGAGTTATAATGAGAAATTACAAAAATTTGAACCAAAACCCATAGTGGGGTGGGTAATAAAAGAGGAAACTAAAGATTGGTATCAGTTTAAAACTGAGGGACCGGAAACTACAAATGGTTTTAATGGGTTTACTTGTACAGGCACCCACCATTGTTTAACTGATAAGGGTTGGAAAAAAGCTAAGGATATTACTATAGAAGATAAGCTTATAACTAAAACTAGAAGGGTTTTAAATGGTACACTTTGGGATTTTATCATGGGTATTGTCATAGGTGATGGTAGTTTATATTCTAAACATGGTAAACGAGTTACCCGACTTTCCTTGAGTAATAACAAACAGCCTGAGTATTTATATTGGAAAGTAGATAAGATAAGTAAGTATTTTCCCATGAAGTTTATAAATACTCATAAAGCTATAACTACACAGGGATACCATGAATTAGAATTACTTAGACAATTAGTATACATAGATAAAAAAGGTAGGGGACAAAGAGACCCTTTAAGGATATTACGAGAAACTATCTCTGACTTAACCCTAGCTATATGGTATATGGATGATGGTCATAGATATAATAATACTACCTGTGGTATAAGTATATCTCCTAATAGAGTGAATTTAAAATCTTTATCTGAGTATTTCACCCGGAATGGTCTTATGAATTATTATCCAGGTACTACAAATTCAATAGCTTCTGGTATAAAATTTACTCCTGAAGGAACTATAGAATTGATGAGGAGGATATCTAAGTATATTATACCTGAGATGCAGTATAAACTCCTAGATACTTATCAGGGATTATATGAAGATTTTGACTTACACTGTCAAGAATATTATTTACCAACTCCAGTAGCTATAATAAGTATTACTCAAGGTTGTGATACTAATAATAGAAAATTTAAAAGGTCTTATAAAAGAAGGAAATATGATATTACTATCCCAGATAATCATAATTTCTTAGCTGGGTCAGTTAAGCAGGGGGTTGTAGTACATAATACAACTACTGGAGGAGCAGCTCTTAAATTCTATTCTTCAATTAGAGCAGCTTTTTATGCTGGTAGAAGTATAACAGTTAAATCTAAAGGTAAAGAACGTAAGGCTGGTAAGTTAGTTACTATACGACTTATTAAGAATAAAGTAGCTCCTCCAAGACCAACTATATCTAAAGTACCAGTATATTTTAACCCCAAGTTTCATGAAGTAGGGTTTGATAGGTATTTTGGATTAGAGGATGTATTTGTAGAAAATGATATCATTGAAAAATCAAGTGGTGGAGTTTATAAATATAAAGATAAGCAACTTTGTAGGGGAGAAGAAAAATTTCAAAAGCTTCTTGAAGAGGATGAAACTCTTAGGAGAAAACTTTTAAGAGCAGCTGAGATCAATACTATTGGTCAAACTAAAAAACAACTTAGTCGTTTAACTGAAAACTTTTACCCAATAGATGGGGATGTAGAATATGAATCATTTGAAGAAGCGGAAGAGGAAGAAGACGAATAGTTCTCTAAGAAGAACCCTATTATTAATAGATGGTTCTAACTTAGCACATAGAGCTTATCAGAAGTTCAAGAATTTGAAGGCTCCCAATGGAAAACCCACGGGACTTATTTATGGGTTCATGAGATTACTTCAAAGTTATGTGGTAAGATTTGGAACTTCATATGTAATTGTAACTTTTGATACAAGAGAGTCTAAAGAATCCAACTTTAGAGTAGAACTGTTAAAAGATTATAAAAAACATAGGAAAGAGAATAAGATAAACATGGATTATGATGACTTTAATAGACAACTTAGATTGGTTAAGAGAATGTTAAAGTTATTAAATGTTCCAGTTATCTGGGATGGAGTTGGGTTAGGACATGAAGCTGATGATTATATTGGATACCTAACTTTAACTTACCCTGGAAAAGTAATAATTGTATCATCAGATAAAGACTTTTGTCAACTCCTTGATAAGAGGGTAAAGATTTATAACCCATTCAAAGATTCTATGATACACTATCAAACTTGTAGTGATTATATGGATTACACTGCTGATGAATGTGTAGACTATCTTTGTTTACTTGGGGATAAGTCAGATGATATCCCTGGATATAAAGGGATGGGTCCAGTAAAGATAAGACAATTCTTGGATGAATTTAAATCTATAGAAAACTTTTTATCTAATAAAAAGAATACCTTTAAAGGGATAGATCATGATGGTCTAGAACTTCTTTATGAACGTAATAGGGAATTAATAGATATTAAAGTTGCACTCTCTAGATACCCTATAAAAAAGCTACCATTATTAAAACAAAAAAGGAAAAGTATATATGTTGATAAGTTAAGAGAGATATTTAAGAAACAACAACTTATGTCATTCTTAACCGATGAATATATGGAACCATTTAAAAAATTAAAAGCATGGGAAAAAGGCCTATTAAAATCCAACTTACTGGATGTAGTGGAGTAGGAAAAACCACATTAGCTAAATATATTTCACAAGAATATGATATACCATTTGTATCTGGTTCTTATTCTGACTTAGTACCACAAACAAAGAATGAGAAACATGCAGATATGATAACTAAAAATCCAAAATTAATATATGAACAGGATCATCAAGTATTAAACCTAAGACACAAACAATTAAGAAACTTATATAATTTTGTAACTGATAGATCATATATTGATTCTATAGCTTATTTAATAAACAAGCTATCTATACATATTAAGGGTTGTGATATAGAACATTTTATCACTACTTGTGAAACTCTATTAGAAAGAGAATGTACTCATCTTATATTTATACCATTTACAGTAAAATTTCTCAATGAATGGGAAATAGAGGATAATAATAAGAGGGTACTTAATAGCTATTATCAATTCCAGATATCTCAATTAATCTTTGGTATATTGGACATGTTTAGTTTCAGATCAAGTAATGTAAAAACTTGGGTAGTGGGAGAGAAAACTGGAACTATAACTTTACCAATGAGTGGTAAAAAAATAGAAGTTTTAATATTGGATGAATTAGATTTTAGTAGAAGAACCACCATAGTTAAAAACTTCCTTGGTATATGAAAAAAGTTGTGGGTATAGTATTCTCTGACTTACACATAAACTTATGGAATAAATTTAATCAAGAAAACAAAAGGACCTTGAATCATTTTAGGGTCCTTTTCTTGATTAAATCCCTATGCATGAAGTATGGTTGCCCAGCTCTATTTTGTGGTGATTTATTTCATAAGCCAGAGTATATGGAGAATGAAATGCTGGAAAAGGTAATGGATGTATTTGATGAATTAGATTGGGATAATTGGAAAATGTATACCATATCTGGTAATCATGATATGAGTAAGTCGAATACAAAGGAAAATCAATCTCCAAGTTGGATAAAAACTTTATCTAGAAGATATGAGTTTTTGGAATGTATAGATTTCAACTCAGTAGTGGTTAATAATGATTTTGCAGTCCATGGGGTACCATATCTTGATCACAATAAAGGTCTCAATGATTATGTGAAGAATATAGAGATAATAAAAGGTAGAAAGGATTTAGATATACCAAATATCCTATTACTACATACAGATTATCCAGGAGCAAGGGATACTGATGGTATGGAAGTTGGTTCCGTAGAAAATCTAAATGTAAACATAGTTTCAAGATTTGACTTAGTATTGATAGGTCATATCCATAAACCACAAAGATTATCAAAGAAGGTATATATGGTGGGAGCACCATTACAACAAAGAAGAACTGATAAGAATTGTGACCTTGGATACTGGAAATTATATTCTGATATGTCTATGAAGTTTATCCCTTTAGAGGAATTTCCCAGATTCATAGATGTAGAAAAAGAAGAAGATATCAAGGATGATGGTAATTATTATACTTTGATATCAAAACAAGTGGAGGAATTGGATAACACTACCAATAAGATAACTAGAAACCTTTCAAAGAAAAGATTAGTAAGCAGATATCTTAGAAAGAAAGGTATAAAAGATCCCAAAAAGAAATCTTTACTGATTGATATAATAAAGGAGGTAGAAGATGATTGAGTTTAATAAAATATATATAGAGGGGTTTTGTAGCATAACTTCTCTAGAAATGCCTTTAAATACCCAAAAGATAACCATAGTAAGGGGTCCAAATGGATATGGAAAAAGTAATTTCTTATCAGCAATTGTATGGGCTTTATATGGTAAAAACTTAAAGGGTATTTCTGATGTGAATACCTGGAAAAAGTTTAGAACTAAAGATTATAGGGGTACTAAAGTTGAACTATACTTCAAACCGGGAGATGGTAAAATTCATAAAATTATTCGTTGTTTAGAATACAAAGGAGAAGTAGAGGGAGCAAAAGGTAATAATCGCCTAATATATCTAATAGATGCTGAACCAGTGAAAGATAAAACCAAGGTTCAGATACAGGCGCTTATAGATAAAAATCTGGGGATGTCTTATAATCTGTTCATAAATTCCATCATGTTTGGACAGGGTATGAAAAGATTAATTCAAGAATCCGGCAGTGATAAGAAGAATCTATTTGAAGAGATATTCTCTTTGAATTATATAACTAAAGCTAAGAAAATAGCTCAGGACAAGTATTCTCAACTAGATAAAGAATCATTTATAATTCAATCCAAGTTAAATTCTGTTATAGCTATATATCATTCTCAAGTAGAAAGTTATAAAGAAGAACAGGATAGGGCAAGAAATGCTGAAAAAATATATAACCAGAAAAGATCTTCATTGAAAGAATCCAAATCACTGGCTACAAAGACGTATAGGGATTTGACGGCTAACTATACAGATAACGAAGTTGAAACTATAGATAGTGAAACTTCTAGAATAAAAGAAAAGATACACCTTGCTAATGAAACCTTGAAAAATGCCAAGGGAGTATCTGGAATTTCTCTAAAAGAATTAATCAATCAAGTAATCCAACTCTTAGAAGCTAAAAAATATTCTACAGCTTTATCAGAACTGAGAGAAATAAAAGAATCTTTTGGAATTATAACCGAAAAAACTCAAGAGATACAAAAACTAAATGTTAGTCTTAGCTTATTATATTCAAAAAGGGATGAAAATAGAAGATTAGTTTCTAAGATACAAAAAGCTAAAGATGAAATAGTTTTCTATAAGAAACAGCTTAGAGAATTAAAATTAACTAACATAGATATAGATTCTATAGTTAAAAAATATAACTCTAAGATGGATGAATCTTTGGTTAAGAAAAAAGCTTTAGAATCTCAGTTAAAAAAATTGACAGAAGAAAGGGAGTTATATAAGTGGGCTTATACTGACCCATTTGGAAATAATGGTATAAAAGCGTTCCTATTCGAGTCATCCTTGGGATATTTAAACCAGGTACTAGAATCATATTCTGAAATACTTGGGTTCAATATACAGTTTAAAGTGGATTTAAATTCTACTAAAAAAGATTTTGTTACCCTGATAGTTAAAGATGGAGTAGATGTTATCTATGAAGAACTATCTGGTGGTGAAAAGCAATTATGTAACTTAGCTATGGCTTTTGCTATGAATGAAGTTATGACTGAAGCTAAGGGAGTTAATATAGCTTTTCTTGACGAAGTATTTGAATCATTGAGTTCAGATAATATAGAAGTAGTTATTGGATTGATAAGAAAAGTATACAAAAATAAAACCTTATTTTTGATAACTCATCAGGAATCTCTTCCTATTCCTAATGCGAAAACCTTAACTGTAAAGAAAAACCATGGTTTATCAGAGTATGAATTTCAATAATCACTATTGGTTATAAATTCATAGAATCATGGGTAAAGTAAATTCTAAACAAAAAGGATCAAGGTTTGAACGATCAATATGTAAATTCTTTCAAGATTGGACAGGATATGAGTTTAGTAGAGTTCCAGCATCTGGGGGATTAAGATGGAAAAAAACTGATAATATCACTTCAGATATAACTTGTTCAGATCCTAAACATTCTAGAAGATTTTCATTGAGTGTAGAATGTAAGTCTTATCAGGAAATTAAGTTTGAACACTTATTACTTGGTAATAAATCTTGCAAGATAATGTCTTTTTGGGAACAAGCTTGTAGTGATGCAAAACGGGCAAACAAAGTTCCTATTCTTATAATGAAGTATAATAATATGCCCAAAGATGAAGCCTTCTTTATGGTAGACAAAAAAACGGCAGAGATTATACTCAACCAATTAGATAAACTTGAGAAACCAAGAATGGCTATCCAAATGGACAAGAATCAAGTTTTCTATATATTTATGCTATCTGATATAAAAAATATAAGCTATTCTACTTTTCACAAAGAGATAAGAAAGAGCTTAAAACCAAAGAAGTAATATGAAAGATACTCCCTATATATATTGTATATGTCGAATAGACAGGAAAACTTGGAAATACATAAATGAAGACCTGTCAAGTAGGGGGTATAAAAGAATCAAAGCTTATATCCCTACAGTTCAAATACTTAAGAAAACCAAAGAGGGAAAAAACTACTATGATGAAGTACCATTGTTATTTAACTATGGCTTCATAAAAATGAAATCAGAAAAAGCTTTTGATAGGAACTTTCTAAATAAACTAAAGAAAAACATACCTGGTATATTAAACTGGGTGAAGTCTCCAGAAAATCTTTTCCCTAAGAAGAAAAGGGCAAGAATTGATAATGCAGAAGACTTTGATGATTTTTCTATAGTAGCAACTGTTTCTAGAAAACAAATAAGATATTACAAACAAATCTCTAAGAGAAATAATATTTTTTCTCTAGAAAGTATCACAAGCCTTAAAATAGGGGATTATATAACTCTAAGGGGATATCCCTTTGAAGGAATGGGGGCTGTGGTTGATGAGATAAGTTTAGTTACAAAAACTGTTACGGTTACAATATATCCTGGAAAGGGATCAATAACTATCCAATTACCCATGGATAATGTCTTATATTCAGTTTATAATAACTATGACGAGGATAATTTAGAATCTCCTGAAACTGAAATAGATATATCACAAATTCCAGATGGTTCCACAGAAGAACTTTTAAACTCAAAGCAATATTAAGATATGACAGAAAATCAGGAAAAAGCCTGGGATTGTTTAACAGAACAAGAACAGCAATTACTATTCCTGAGCCTTTCTCAGGGATTATCATCTAGAGAAGCTGGAAGTATCTTAAAGATATCACATTACAAGCTTCTAGAACATAAAGCAAGAGCTGAAAGGTTATTCAAATTATTTTCAGATTATTTTGAACTTCACCCAGATTTAATAAGACCAGGAGCTCCATTAGCTTCAGTCTTTAAAGATTATCTTTATGGGTCTATGATGAAAAGATTATCTAGAGAAGAATCCTTATTTTATGCAGGGGATTCTTCTTGGTTGTTAAGACCAGTAAATAGAGATCAGATCATAAAGTATATGGGTAAGCTAAAGAAGTCTGAAGATAAATGGGACAAAGATCTGTATGCTTTAATAATGGAATTTGATAGGTGGAACAACTATAGAATACTCCCAAGAATTTTGCAAGCACCAACCCCATTTAAAAGAAGAAGTACAAAGAAGGATAAGGTATACCTATCTTTTCTTCATAGAATACCAGATTATAAAATAAGAGCAATGGTAGATATATTCTGGAGACACGGTAAACCAGAAAAAAGATACTATTGTTCTTTTATATCAACTATCTTTCCTGATGGTTATACTGTTGTTCCTATTGTAAGGAAGAAACCAGTAATTGAAGAAATAACCAATACTAAGATATATATCTTTGAAGATAGATTTGATGCTGAAGAATTTGGTCTCTTAGTATCTCAGTATTTTATGAATACAGCAGAAATATCTGGGGCTATGAAATTTTGGAAAAGATACAGAGAACTAATTCAAAACGCTATAAATTATAAGGAAATCAATAACATGGACTTTACCTGTGAAAACTTAGAGATGGCTTATAAACTAAAAAGAAAGCCATTGCATCAAAGAGTCAAAGAAAACAGGGAAAGACAAAAGAATATTGGATAGAAATATTTGCATTTTAAAAATTATTCTCTTATATTTGCATTATAAATAATAAAGAAACCCAAAAACTAAAATACCATGGCAAAGAAAAAGAGAGGTCCAAAAATTACAACTGGTAGTAAAGAGAAAATGAACTTGCTATCAGGAGGTTTAGAAAATATGACTTATAGAGATTGCAAGAGAAGAGCAATTTCATTGGGTATGCCATTTCCAGATGCTTGTGCAGCAGATTGGAATAAATTATCTCAATTCATTCTTAGGTCTCCTAATAAACCAGATAATTCTCTTATTGATAAATATGATGATTGGGTTGATAAGATTCTAGAAGAAAGGGGTTATGAAAAGGATGACCCTATGAGAAATTATCAACTTAGACTTGGTTTCATTGGAGAAGAAACAGTTGAGAACCAAAAAAAAGTAAAGAGGGTTAAAGGTTTGGAAAAACCAAAGAAACCCAAAAGAGAAAAAGATGAACTTGGTTTATGGAAAGGAACTAAGAAATCTTATGCTTTTGAATTAACTCTTAAAGGTTATAGCATAGACCGTATTATAAGAAGAGTTATGAAGAAATTTCCTGATGCAAATCCTAAATCAATTCAACAATGGTATCGGGCAGCGTTAAGAAAAAAGAAGTAGATAGAACATTTGAAAAGATCGAAAAAAAGAAGAAAAAGAAAAAACCTTATACTGATATCTACTTCCAAATAGCTCATCAATTATCAAAAAGACTTGACGATAGGATATATCTCAATAAATACTATCCATGGTGTTATAAAAATTATATACCAACAGTTGCCCTTCAGGGTTGGTATAATAGGAAAGAAGCTAAGCAAATATATAAACTATTTTATGGACCGACTGCTCTTAAACATATACGTTTTATCAAGGGGAGAAATGCAATAGCAAAGAACTTCAGTATAGGTAAAACAGTTTATATAGATGGGAGGTGGAGACCAGTTAAAAATAAGGAATTTACTCCTGTAAGTATCATTTATAAGCGGGAGTTTATCAAAAGGAGAAGAGAAAAAAGCATAACTGGGAGATCAATAATAGAATCTGGGGCAGTTGGTAAAAAGAGAAAAGAAAAAATTCTAATCCAGGAAGTAAAAGCTAAACTCGGGGATTATGGAATATCAAGAATTGTACCAAAAGTTAAGCACAAAAAGAAACTTAGGGTATCGAAGGTTCAAGAGATTATCCAAGAAAGAAAAAATTCTCTTTATGAATAATGATCTAGAGATTGGAATAAAATGCTTAGCACTAAAATATAAGGGTATAACTAAAAAATCTCTAGAAAGGTCCCTAAAATGGGCAAAACGCCACTATAAAAGATATTCTAATTACCTGGTATATGAAAATCATTTTAGGAGGTATGAGCACCGAGAAGTATATCTAGAAAAAGAATTTCTATTCAGGGGATTTATTCCAGAAGACTCATATAAAAAGAAACCTGAATTTAACTATATTATCTCCAATAGAAAAATAAACGGTAAGAGATACATATATCCTAAACCTTTTGGAAGAGATATTTCTATTATTAACCAGGGATATCAAAACATATATGAAGCTATCAATTATATAGGGGTAGAAGGATATACTAAGGTTGATATTAGGTTCACTAAACTCCCAGAAAACAATGGAAATAAGAAAAAACAAAGGAAAAAATAGCCTGTGGGATAATGGTAAACAATATGCTATAGAAGAAACCATTTATATAGCTTCCACTGGTAAACCCAAAGGGGAATCAACTATAACCCCTACAGAGATTTCATCTTCAGATGATTTTCTAAAACTATCTATTGAGATAGGTAAGGAAAACTTTGAATCTAAGGAGATAACTAAAAAGATGGGTTTTCCTTTCTATACCGAAAAAAGAATAGTAACACTATAATCTAACAATTCAAACCCTTTAATTTTAAAATTATGGCACGTAAGAAAAAAGAAGTAAAGAAAGAAGAAGTTTCTCGGAAAGAGATTAATGGTCTGGTATTTGTAACCTATGATGATGGTTCAGTAGAAATTACTATGGCCCCTATTACCCTGACGAAAGAACAGGTAGAGGATATCTTTGGTGAAACTGAGGAGGCAGAAGAAGACGAAGAGGAAGAAGAAACTGAAGAAGAGGATTCTGACGACGATGAAGATACAGATGAAGATGAGGAAGAATCCGAGGATGAAGAGGAAGAAAGTGATGAAAAAGAAGAAGTAGAGATTACTGGTGAAGATTTGGCCGGTATGGACTTCGAGGAACTGGAAGATGTATGCGATGATAATGATCTCGATACTGATCCAGATGACTATGAGGAAGATGATGTAGAGAAGTTCCGGAAAGCTATTGCAAAGGAATTGGGCATTACCCTTCCCAAAGGAAAGAAGGAATCTAAGAAATCAGCTGGTAAAAAGAAAAAATAAAATCAGCTAACTCTATTACTTCATAAGTTCAACAAAAGTTAGTTTTTGGGTTGGATTCCACTGGGTCAAGTAGATGACTTTCATAGGTAGGTTGGTTTAACATTTTTTACCCAGTGGAATCTTTTTTTTCTTAAGTACCCACTTTTTAATTAAACATAAAACAAAACTCAATTATGGCAACGAAAAAAGCTGCAAAGAAAGCAGAACCTGCTGCAAAAGGTGATGCTAAAAAGATGGATGAAAAAAAGAAAGCTCGTTTAGAAGCCCGTAAGGAAGCTATCAAGAATCGCCCGGAGGGTCAGCGTACCAACTCTAAACAGTGTGATGTAATTGAAACCACTAAGGGTGTAGTTAAGACGTATGCTATGCCTGTAAAGGGTTTCGGGGTAGTTCTTACCACGGTTGCAGAGGATAAAGATGGCAACGTAGTTTCTACGGCTATCACCACTCTGGCTGGTTACACCGTAAAATCTAAGAAGGGTCATGGAACTCTTAAAGCTGGTGTACCTGGTGTAGGTAAGAAAGGTAAGGGAGCTAAAGAAGAAGTTGATGAGGATGATGAAGAAGATGAGGATGAAGACTAAGTTCTGAAACTCTCTATAGTAATCAAATCATCAATTAAGGGGATTCCTGATAGGGGGTCCCCTATTTTTATATTTAATTATCAGGGAAATGGATGGGGAAAAAGAGATTATCTATCTTGCTATATGCAATCAGATACAAATTTATTCTTTGTTACTAGAACAAGAAGATTTGGGGGAAGAAGATAGGGGAATGGCAAACTATATAATTCAAATCTCTACTCAAGTTGAAGAAAAACTTAGAGAGGAATTACAAAAGGATAAACCAATATCTAGACCACCATGGAGCAAAATAGAATAAAACAAATCACCATAGGTATATGGGATTGTCTAAAAAGATTAGAATTTCTTGCAGATCAATTCAATAGAAATACCTCCCCTGGTAAAAGAAATTCTTTAAAGAAGGATATTCAGTTTGTAAGAGCAAAAATTACCCATTCTTTCAAGCGAATAGCTAAGCTAGTAGATGGAAATATAATATCAGTTACTTTTTTAGAAGAAAATTCTGGAATTAAGTGGAAAAGATTATACACTAATGTTAGTGTTGAAGATGTAAAGAGTCACCTGAAATTGATATCATATCTCAGAGAAGAAAATATTCAAATCTTAGAAATACAGGAAACTAAAACCAAGAACAGCTTAACTAAACTATCTTAGATTGATTAAAAAATTAATTTGATATGGCACCAAGAAAGAAGAAAGAAAAAGAACATAAGCCTTCTCCTTGGGAATCTAACTATGATCAAATAGTAAAGGATGAAGTTGAAGCTAGATTAGAGTTAGTGAGATATTATCGGGAAAACAATCTAAACCCAGATATCAATTACTATGATGATCCAGTTCATGGACCTATCATTAAAAAGCTTCATCAAAAAACCAGGTTGGGAGTAAGAGCTGCAGAAGCTTTAAGAAAACCAAGGAATCTACACCCAAACGTTACTAAAGTAAAAGGCAAACCATTGGAATATGATTATCCAGATGTGGATGGTCAACCAATGTCAAAACTTTTTAAAAAGAGATATAGAAATAAAATGAGGTTAATCCTCAGAGCTGGGGTAAGACCAGAAATAGCTTCTCAAAGGGCAATAGAAAGACTTTCCAAGACAAGGGAAATCTTAAAAGAAAAAGCCAGGATAGAAATGGCTAGAAGAGCAAAAGAAGCTAAGTTAAAACATAAAAGACCAACAAAACCAAACTCTGTGATCATATATAGAAGGGTGAAGAAAAAGAAAAGGAAAGAGAATCTGTGATTTAGTTAGGTTTATGGGGTTTATTTTTAGGTGAGCTCTTTCCTTAGACCAGAGACAACAAATCTCTGGTCTTTTTGTATACAGCATAAACCAAACCAGTAATTTAACACTTGTTGCATTTAAATTTTATTTTAATATATTTGCATTATAAATAAAAAATAAAAGATGAAAGGGCAAATCAAACCACTATTAAGAACTAACTTAAGTTCAGTTGCTATTCTTAGATTGATTTTAGATATCAATATCCAGGCAATAGAGGAAGTTCAAAAGGAAAATGAGGAAAATCCAGGGGAATATGCTAAAACTATTCTAGAATTGGGTGGAACCCTTGCAGATATTCCAAAAGCAGGGAATAGATGGAAACAAATATTTATTGAATTAAAAGATAGATTAAATGAGGGGGAACAGATACCCTATATTCTATCAGATATATATTATAAAAATGTAAGGTGGTTCAATACTTTGAGAAGCACTCTTTATATAATGGAAGAAGATTTATTAATAGCTTCTCAACCTTCAGTTAATGAACTTTGGAATATCTTTTTTGAAATAGAGGAAGATTTACAAGGAAACTTTGTTAGGAAACTTAAAATCAGAGAAACTTATGGAAAGTTCACGGAATTTATTGACAAAGGGGAAGAAGTCATCTAGAATACTTAAGATGAGTTATATTAAGAGTAAAAAGTTATTAACCATTACTTTCAACAGTGGAGCTACTTATGAATATTATGATGTACCAACAGAAGTGATTGATGGTATTACTCAAGCTGATTCATTGGGTAAGTATTTTGATAAGAATATCAAAGGGATTTATAACTATAGGAGGGTAGTCAATGGATGATAATATTTTTGGCCCGAGTAAAAAAGAAGCTATGGATTATGTAGTTAATAGGGTTACCAAAGTAATCATTGGATTAACCATAGTTATAGCTACATTTTTACTTCTAAATGAAGAGGAAACCCATACTAAGGTTGGTAATAAATGGAAAAATGCAGATTTCAGTAAACCAGCCAGTGCAGTAAAATCCTTAGACTATGAAACTAACACTGTAACTTATAGGGATTATAGAGGTTTCAAAGGAAAGGTTAAAATCCCAGATGTTCAAAAAATCAATGGGATGTCTCATGAAGAATTAATTGAAAAAATGGGTTTGGATTATAGTGATTTAGTTGATTATTATGGAGCAGAAGGTAGATAAGATTCAAACTATACAATTCTCTAAAAGAGAAGAGGCTCTAACTAAACTTATATTTCAATTGGCAGATGTTCTCTATGTATTAATGCAAGAGAATATAAAATCCATGAGAAGTAAAGGTTTAGATTTAAAACATGATACTAAATATCGCTTTAATAGAATTATTGATACTCTTAAGAAAGCTGAAATCGCTTGTAGTAGATTGAGTAGAGATGTTGGAGCTTTAGATGATAACCAAGTAGATCAGTTTTTCATAGATTGTGATAAATTAAGAGAATTGATACTACTTATATCAGACAGGATAATGGGAAATGAAAATAATTATGATGTTATAAAGGGGTGTTTAAACCTTTTACCCTCAAATGGGTTATTTGATAATCAAAACTAAAAGATCATGAAAAAGTTAATTACAATGGTATTTACTTTAGTTTTCTTATTGGGTGTAAACTCTATAGGAAATCCAGTTAATACTAAGACTGATTATTGGGAGAGTTTCCAAACCCAGCTACAATCGCATGAATGGAATTTATTCTTAAAGGCCCTAATTCAAGTAGAATCTGGAGGTAATTCAAAAGCTATTGGAAAACATAATGATGGTGGGATTTTGCAGATTACACCAATATATGTACAAGAAGTAAATCGATTGTCCAAAAAAAACTATACATTGGATGATCGATTCTCTGTTGATAAATCCCTAGAAATGTTTGCTATCGTTCAGAATCATTATAATCCAAAAAGGGATATTGATAAGGCTATAAAATTACATAATCCAGGAGCAGGAAAAGATTATGCTAATAAGATATATAAAGCTATCAAAGAATTAAAAGATTATGAAAGCTAAGGATATTCTTTATAGTAAAAAAGAAGCTCTAGAAGCTCATAAAAAGTGTTGCCCTTATTGGCATATACAGGAAAAGAGACAACATGAATATGGGTTATCATTTAAACCAGTTATCTGTGGGGCTGGAGAAGAAGAATGCAATGGAAAATGTTGGTATATGAAAACTTTCAGAAAAACATTAAAAGCTTTAAGAAATGAATAAAGAACTTAAATTATTGGTTATTACCCAACAGCTTTGGAATGAATTTATAGAAGCTGGATTTACTCACCCAGATGAAGCAAATGAAGTTAGACATGAGATACATGGTATCCAATCTATTGTAGCAACAAGAATTATGAGAAAACTTGCTCCAGATATATTTCCAACATATGAAACTAATGAAGATGGGGAATTTAAGATACACCAATTCACACCAGAGGAACACTTAGAAGCTATCAAGTCAATACTCCCTGAAGATTTAAAAGAAAAAATTTGCAAATAGATATTTTTTAATTTATATTTGCATTAAGAAATAAAAACAAATAATAATTAATTAATCACTTTAAAACCTTTTATATTATGAAAACCCAAAAACAAAACGAACAGAACTTCCAGGAAGTAAAGGTCGAAAACGAAGCTAAGGTTAATGTTCAACCTAAGGAAGAGGCCAAAGAGACCAAGACTATCAAAGTCAAGAAAGTTAAGAAACCTGAAACTGCAAAA